AGAGTCTTTTTGAAGATCATTATGTAACAATCCCTGAAGATAGATATGATGTCATCGAGAGCATGGTAGATAAACTTGATGAAATGGAAGAAAAACTCAACGAGCAAATTCAAAGAAATGTTGCTCTTAATAGAAGATTAGCAGAGTCAGTTGCTGATGTAATTTTTGCAGATGTCACTGAGGGTCTTGCACTTTCTCAAAAGGACAAACTCGCTTCTCTTGCCGAAAATGTTGAGTTTGATGGTGAAGAGAGCTATCGTGAGAAACTGGTAACTCTGAGGGAATCTTATTTCCCATCCAGAACTGCTGGTACTCAAAGAAACGCTAGTGAAAATTTGTCGGAAGAAACTAATCTGAATATTCAATCAGTTAGTGGCACAATGGGTGCATATCTTCAGACTCTCCAAAGAGTTTCTAAAAAGTGATTTTTAAATCATAAATCAAACAACAACACTTTTAAAGAGGTAAACACAAATGCAAGGATTCAACGTAGAATCACTGCAGGAGAAGTGGGCTCCGCTCCTAGATTACGAAGGTCTTGATTCTTTCAAAGATTCACATCGTAGAGCTGTAACCGCTATCCTGTTAGAAAACCAAGAAAGAGCACTCCGCGAAGAGCGTGAGTTCCTTTATGAGTCACCAACCAACAGCACTGCTTCAGGTGCAAATCCTGGTTTGGGTGGTGCAACAACCGGCGCTATGCAAGGTTTTGATCCAGTTCTGATTTCACTTATCAGACGTTCAATGCCTAATCTGATCGCTTACGATCTCTGTGGCGTTCAACCAATGAATGGTCCTACCGGACTCATCTTCGCAATGCGTTCACGTTATACCAGCCAGACTGGTGCTGAGACCTTCTACAACGAAGTTGATTCAGCATTCTCTGGTCAGGATTCGGGATTCAACAACACCAACGGTTGGACCGGTGGTTCAGTCGGTATGGGTACTACCGCTCAAGGCGGCACCAACCCATCAGTACTCGACCCAACCAACCAAGCAAACAACGCTACTGGCGCTAACCAGTATAACGTTGGTCAGGGAATGAGAACTGACGAAGCAGAATCGCTTGGCGAATCTGAGCAGTTCAACCAGATGGCATTCTCAATTGAGAAAGTCACTGTTACCGCAAAGTCACGTGCTCTGAAAGCCGAGTACTCACTTGAGCTCGCTCAAGACCTTAAGGCAATTCACGGTCTGAATGCTGAAGCGGAATTGGCAAACATTCTCTCAACTGAGATTCTTGCTGAAATCAACCGCGAAGTTATCAGAACCATCTACAAGATTGCTAAGCCTGGTGCTCAAGTCAATACCGCTACTGCTGGTACTTTTGACCTCGACGTTGACTCAAACGGTCGTTGGTCGGTTGAGAAGTTCAAGGGTCTGATTTTCCAAATCGAGCGCGACGCTAACGCTATTGCTCAGCAAACTCGTAGAGGAAAGGGTAACACCATTCTTTGCTCTGCTGACGTTGCTTCAGCACTTGCAATGGCAGGTGTTCTCGATTACACCCCTGCACTCAACGCAAACCTCAACGTTGATGACACCGGCAATACTTTTGCTGGAGTTCTTCAAGGTAAGTATCGCGTCTACATTGACCCATATTCGGCAAACGTTTCTGCTAACCAGTTCTACGTTGTCGGTTATAAGGGTTCTAGCCCATATGACGCTGGTCTCTTCTATTGCCCATACGTTCCTCTCCAGATGGTTCGTGCAGTTGGCGAGAACACCTTCCAGCCTAAGATCGGCTTTAAGACCCGTTACGGAATGGTTGCAAACCCATTCGCAGAGGGTCTCGCCGCAGGCGCTGGTGCTCTTACCACCAATGCAAACACCTACTACAGAAGAGTTAAGGTTGCTAACTTAATGTGAGTTAGTTTACAACTCTTTCAAGAGGGTCCTTCGGGACCCTCTTTTTTTATCTAAATATCAATAAAACATTATGGCGTCTGCTTTTAGAAATCAGATACAAAACCGAAATTTTCTTTCCCCAGTCGGGTTTAACTTTACTTTAGCTAAAGAACCAAAGATAAGTTTTTTCTGCAACTCCGCAAGAATACCTGAAATTACTCTTTCTCTGGTGCAACAACCAACATATCTTAAGGATATTGATGTACCTGGTGGTAAACTCCAGTATGGAGACTTATCTTTAAGATTTTTAGTCGATGAAGATATGATGAATTATATGGTGATTCATAACTGGTTAACTGGATTGGGATTTCCAGAAAGCACTCAAGATTATAGAGATTTGTTAACCAATGAAGATGATTTAACTCAACCATTGGATCCGAAAAGAGCATTCAGTGACGGAAGTCTTTATATTTTAGATAGTAACTATAATACAAATTCAATTGTAAAGTTTAAAGATTTATTTCCAGTTTCTTTAACCTCTCTGGAATTTGACTCCACACAAACTGACATTCAGTACTTTACAGCAGAGGTCTCTTTCAAGTATACTATCTACAGTATACTGAATGAAACTGGACAACCTCTATGACACTTGATGAAATTCAGGAAATGTGGCAGAGAGATGCTGTCATTGACCCTGATAATTTACACGATGAATCTTTAAAAATTCCTCAACTTCACGCAAAATATTATACGGTATACAATACTATTACCCTATTAAGAGAAAAAGCAAGAGATACATATAATAGAGTCAAACTTGAACGATACAATTACTACACTGGAAAGGCACCTGCAGAGGTTTACGTAGAAGAACCATTTCCCTATAAGGTCAGAGATAAAGAAGCGTTACAGAGGCATATGGACGCTGATGAGAAGTTGAATAAAATCGATCTCAAAATCAGATATTATGACATTATGCTGAAATTTCTAGAAGAAGTGATCAAATGCATTTCCAATCGTACATATCAAATCAAGAATAGTATTGAATGGCATCGATTCCAGTCAGGTTTTAACTGACCAAATAAATATTCATAACTGATATGTTATGAATGTCACATTTGATTATTTCAAAAAAGAATGAGGTTTATCTGCTTGTGGAAGCAGAACCTCATATCTATTATGAATTAAGAGACGCATTTCAGTTCGAAGTGCCAAATGCGAAGTTTGCCCCTGCTTACAAAAATAAGTGGTGGGATGGGCGTATCTATTTGTTTAATATTAATACTCAAGAAATATACGTTGGTCTATTGGATAAACTCATAAGATTTTGCGAACAGCATAATTATACTTATGAGTTTAGAGATAATAAGTATTATGGTCTTCCTTTTGAAGTCAATGAGATGATTTCAAAAGAAGGTGTAAAAGATTATATAAATTCTATTTCAAAGTATGCTCCCCGTGATTACCAAGTTGAGGGAGTATACGACGCTTTAAGACATAATAGAAAGTTGTTGATATCTCCAACTGCTTCAGGAAAGTCGTTGATGATATATTCGATTGTGAGATATTACGTTGAGAAAGAACAAAATATTCTGATAGTCGTTCCAACGACATCCCTTGTAGAGCAGATGTATAAAGATTTTGCAGATTATGGATGGGATGTGGGGTCATTTTGCCACAAAATCTACGCTGGAAAAGAAAGAGAAACTGATTCACAAGTCATTATTACAACTTGGCAATCAATCTACAAACTACCTAAACAATACTTTTCAAGATTTAATGTGGTAGTTGGTGATGAAGCACATAATTTTAAATCCAAGTCATTAGTATCTATAATGACAAAACTTTTTGATGCCAAGTATCGTTTTGGATTTACAGGCACACTTGATGGATCCCAAACTCATAAGTGGGTATTGGAAGGACTCTTTGGACCCTCATATAAAATCATCAAGACTGATGAGTTAATGAAGAAGGGTCACGTAGCAACTCTTGATATTAATATTCTTCTCTTAAAGCATTCACCAAATAAATTTGAAAATTTTGAAGAAGAAGTCCAGTATATTATCAATCACGAAAAGAGAAATAAGTTTATTAAGAATCTTGCTCTTGATCTCAAAGGTAATACATTAATTCTTTTCTCAAGAGTGGAAGGTCACGGGCAACCTTTATACGATCTCATAAATAATAGCGTTACTGATAATCGTCACGTGTTTTTTGTACACGGTGGTGTAGATACTGAAGACCGTGAAAAAGTAAGAGAAATCACAGAGAAAGAAAACAATGCAATCATCGTTGCTTCTTACGGCACTTTTTCTACTGGTGTTAACATCAGAAATTTACATAATGTTATCTTTGCTTCCCCTAGTAAATCAAGAATCAGAAACCTCCAATCAATCGGAAGAGTCTTAAGAAAAGGCAATAATAAGACAAAAGCAACTCTATATGATATTGCTGATGATATCAGTTATAAATCAAGAAAAAATTACACACTCAATCATCTAATAGAAAGAATTAAAATCTATAATGAAGAAAACTTTAATTATGATATTGTAAACATACCTTTTAAGAACTGATGGGAGAAGAGTTTTACGCAGCAATTAAATTAATCACAGGTGAAGAAATCTTCTCTCTAGTTTCTATTGATGAGAATGATGGAGATCCTATTATTGTGCTTCAAAATCCTGTGACTATGAAAACGTTCGTAAATCAGGCTGGTACGTATTTAAAAATAAAACCCTGGATGGAAATACCTGATGATGACTTTTTCTTAATTAAGTTAGATAAAATTGTTACTATGACTGAAATCAAAAATCAATCTACGATTGATTTTTATCATAGATATCTTGAAGATGATGATAGTAGTGATATTGAGGATGATGGTAAAGTTTCAATATCTGATAAAATGGGATATTTGGGGTCAGTAGAGGGTTCTCGTAAGTCACTCGAAGATATTTTCCTTAAGGACCTTAAAGATAATAAAGAAAGCTAAAACTTATCTTCAATGGAGACAAACCTAGTCTACACATATTTTTGATACTTGTCAAGCCCTTGATTTATGTGGTATAATAACCTTATCTTATCTTAATCAAAAAGATGTATTATGCCAAAAAAGAAATCAGAACATTATGTAAATAACAAAGAGTTACTTGAAGCATTGATTGTTTACAGGTCAAAAGTTGCTGCTGCTAAAGAACAAGGACTTCCAAAACCACGTATTACAAATTATTTGGGAGAGTGCTTTCTTAAGATTGCCACACATCTTTCTTATAAACCTAACTTTGTGAATTATATGTTTCGGGATGATATGATTTCTGATGGCATAGAAAATTGCGTTCAATATATTCACAATTTTGATCCACAAAAATCAAGTAATCCTTTTGCCTACTTTACTCAAATTATTCACTATGCATTTCTCCGTCGTATTCAAAAGGAGAAAAAGCAATTAGAAATTAAGACCAAGATTATCGAACGCACTGGTTATGATGAGGTTATGATGATTGATGACAACTTGCTTTCTGGAAGCAATTCCGACTATAATAGTATGAAAGATGCTATTCAATACCGAAATAACCGATGAAAGTTGCCATACTTACTGACACTCATTATGGGGCAAGGAAAGGTTCCAAGTATCTTCACGATTACTTTGAACTTTTCTATAAGAATATTTTCTTTCCTGCTCTGAAAGAGCATAAGGTAGATGCAGTTATCCATATGGGTGATGCTTTTGATAGTCGTAAGTCAATTGATTATCAAAGTCTGGAATGGGCAAAGAGAGTTGTATTTGAACCTTTGAAAAATTATGACGTTCATATGATCGTTGGTAATCACGATTGTTACTATAAGAATACCAATAGCGTCAATTCTCCAAGTTTGCTTCTTCAAACCTATCCCAATATTAGTGCTTATAGTTCTCCACAAACAATTAAAGTTGGTGGGTTGGACATTATGATGGTGCCTTGGATTTGTAGTGAAAACTATGATGAAACCATAAAGCAAATCAAAAAGTCCAAAGCAAAGATTGCAATGGGACATTTGGAGTTACAAGGTTTCCGTGTGAATCGAAATCTGGTAATGGAAGAGCACGGAATGGATGCAAAAATTTTTGATAAGTTTGATAAAGTATTTTCAGGACACTACCACACTCGCTCTGATAATGGGAAAATCTTTTATCTGGGCAATACTTATGAAATGTATTGGAATGATGTGAACGATACTAGAGGATTTCACATTTTTGATACAGAAACTCTAGAGCACACTCCAATCAACAATCCTTATAAATTATTCTATAACATTTATTATGAGGATACTCCATATCAATTATTTGATGCAACTGAATATCAAAACAAAATTGTAAAGGTGATTGTTCGTAAAAAATCTAAACCAAAAGATTTTGAAAAATTCATCGATAAACTTTATAGTATTGGTATTCAAGATCTCAAAATTATTGAGAATTTTGATATTCAAGAAAATGAGGAGTTTGAAATTAGTGAAGATGAAAACACTCTAACAATTCTAAATCGTTATATTGAAGAATCAGAATTTGAGTTTGATAAGAATATTATCAAAGGTATTTTTCAAGATCTTTATAAGCAAGCTTGCGAAGTAGAATAATGTTTCTTCTCACACTTAAAGATAGAAAAGACGATGGAGCATATGCGGTTCAAAACCGATATGGTGAAAAAGTTTTGTTTCTCTTTGAGGAAGAGGACGATGCCACTCGTTATGCAATGATGCTTGAAGATCAAGAAAAGACCATAATGGATGTTGTAGAAGTTGATGATGACCTTGCCATATTGACCTGCAAACGCTATAATTATAAGTATGCTGTGGTCACTCCTGACGATATTGTAATTCCCCCTAAAAATGTTAGTATTTCATAAGATTCGTTATAAAAATTTTCTTTCTTCTCCAAACACTTTTACAGAAATTGATTTTGAAAAAAACCATACGAATCTCATTATAGGGACGAATGGTGCTGGAAAATCTACAATGTTGGATGCATTGTGTTTTGTGCTTTTCAATAAACCATTTCGAAAGATTAATAAACCACAACTTGTCAATACAACAAACGAAAAGGATTGTCTTGTAGAGATTGAGTTTACGATTAATAGTAAGAATTATTTGGTTCGCCGTGGAATTAAACCAAATATTTTTGATATTGAAGTAAATGGAATTGCTCTTCATAAAGAAGCAGATGATCGTGCTAATCAGAAAATTCTTGAGGAAAATATTCTCAAATTAAACTATCGTAGTTTCACTCAAATTGTGATTTTGGGTAGTAGCACTTTTGTTCCCTTTATGCAATTGACGACTGCAAATCGTAGAGAAGTCATTGAAGATCTTCTGGACATTCGTATCTTCTCTGCAATGAATGCGATTATCAAAGATAAGATTCGTGAAAAGAAAGAGCAAATCAAATCTCTTGACCTTAAGAAAGAAACTCTTAAGGACAAGATGAAGATGCAACAAAGTTTCATTGAGGAACTTGAGAGTCGTGGAAATGCCAACATAAATGCCAATAAAGAAAAGATTGCCAAATTAGATTCGGAAGTTGGCATTTATATGAATGAGAATGCTTTAACTGAAGAAAGTATTTTTAAGTATACGAAGGAGCAAGAAGAAGTTGTGGGTGCTGGTGATAAATTAGTGAAGCTTAATAATCTTAAAGGTAAGATATCTCAAAAAGTGTCTGTAATTACCAAAGAGCATAAGTTTTTTACAGAGAATACGGTCTGCCCTACTTGCACACAAACAATTGAGGAGGAGTTTAGGTTAAATAGAATTGCAGACGCTCAAAATAAAGCAAAGGAACTCCAAAAAGGTTTTCAAGAACTTGAGGAGACTATAAAGTTAGAACAAGAACGAGAGCGTCAATTCACAGTTCTATCAAAGGAGATTACGAAACTCAATCATGAGATTTCTCAAAACAATACTCGGATTTCACTCAACCAGAGGCAAATCAGAGACCTTGAATCTGAAATTCAAACTATTATCCAAAACCTTGCAAACAGAAATACTGAACATGAGAAGTTAGAAGAATTTCAAACCAATCTCCAAAAAACATTCGAAGACCTTTCGAAGAAAAAAGAAGAAATCGTTTATTACGATTTTGCCTACTCCTTACTCAAGGACGACGGTGTAAAAACAAAAATTATCAAAAAATACCTTCCATTCATCAATCAGCAAGTAAATCGCTATTTGCAAATGATGGACTTTTATATCAATTTCCATCTTGATGAAGAGTTTAATGAAAGTGTTAAATCTCCTATTCACGAAGACTTTTCTTATAGTTCTTTCAGTGAGGGTGAAAAGGCAAGAATTGACTTGAGTTTGTTATTTGCCTGGCGTGAAGTTGCAAGACTGAAGAATTCTGTAAACTGCAACATTCTCTTATTTGATGAAGTTTTTGACTCTTCTCTTGATGGATTTGGTGCCGATGAGTTTTTAAAGATTATTCGGTATGTTGTGAAAGATGCTAACATCTTTGTTATTTCACACAAGTCTGATTTGCACGATAAGTTTGATAGTGTGATTAAGTTTGAAAAGAAAAACGGGTTCTCTTATAAAAATGAATTATGACAGAAGATAAAGTGGCACAAGGGCAAGACTGGTTGGACCGACTTGTTGATAGAATTGGAGAATGGATGGATTCACTCACGGAGAAAAATGAAACTTCCGAACTGGCAACATCACTCCAAAAAGGAGCAGAAACGAAAACTTAAACCTCAAGCACTCCGACAAGCAAAGGCACGTCGCCAAGCACTCAAGAAGCGTCTCCAACACGGGGACGCTTCTTCTTTTTTATAAATAACTAAAAAGTATTCATAAAAATGGACGCACAAGAGTTTCGTAACCTTCAAGAGGCATATTTGGAAGTTTATCAAGAACTTGATGAGGCAGAAGGTTCTTATGGACAAACACCAAAAGCAACTGCTGCTTATGGGAAACTTGCTAATAAGAGAAGAGAAACTCCCGCAAGTGGATTTGCAAAAAGAGGTGATAAAACTAAACAAGTAAAATCTGCCGAAAAACACCACTACAGAACTCTTAATCCTGATGCAGGAAATAGAGGTAAGAAGTCAACTAAACCTTCTCCCTATTCAGGTAGAAGAAGTGGAATGACTCAAAGTGGCAGAGATTATGCAAGAGGTGAGGCAGAATATGGGCACACCGGTTATGACCCAGATTTTGATGGGGGTCCAAGTGCTCCTGGTGGAAAACCAAAGGGTAAGAAACTTGAGAGACAGAAGAAAACTGGTGTAAGTGCTGAAAGTTTTGACCTCTTTGACTACATCCTTGAGCACCTAGTTGCTGAAGGTTATGCTGATACGAATGAGGCAGCAATCGCTATTATGGCAAATATGAGTGAAGAGTGGAAGCAGAGTATTGTTGAAGAGACTAAAAGAACAGAATATCTTCAAAAAAAGTTTAATAAAGAAAACGAAAGAAAATCTGGTTCTGCTCTCAAACATATTTCTGGAAAACAAAATACTGGTCAGGCATTACAAAAGGCAAGAGAATCTGAAAGACATATGCGCGGTGAGCGTTGAGACCACTTTTCAAACTGGCACACTAGAGGGTCTCACCACCCTCTTTTTTTGTATAAACTTATATAAATAATAGTGTGGAGTAAAAAGAGTGTGTCCTAATGAAAAATACTTATTACACTTATGCTTGGTTGAGGGATGATAAAACGCCCTATTATATTGGTAAAGGTATTCGTAATCGGGCATATTGTCCCCATAAAAGAGGTGATACTTATATGTCTCCTCCACCAAAAGATAGAGTGCTTTTCTTGAAGAAAAATCTAACCGAGTTTGATGCTTATAAACACGAAAACTATATTATTTCTATTCTTGGATTAAAAAGTGAAGGTGGTATATTAATCAATATGTCTTATGGCGGTGAAGGAAGTTCTGGTAGAGTTTTAAGTGAAGAAACAAAAGAAAAAATACGACAAAAAAATAAAAATAAAAAACTAACAGAAGAGCAAAAAGAATTAATCTCTAAACAAGTTTCTCAAAGAAGATGGTGGAATAATGGTGAGATAGATAAACACACTATTGAATGTCCTGGTGATGGATGGATTCTTGGGAGATTATATTCTAGAAAGTTAAGTGAGGGCGAAATAGAAAATATTAGAAAAATAAACACGGGAAAATATGTAAGTGATGAAACTAGACAAAAACAAAGTATTTCAAGAAAAGGTAAAAAACTCACAGACGAGCATAAGAAAAAAATAAGTCAAGCATCTAAAAGACTGGGACTTATTCCACCATCAGCGATGGGCAAAAAATGGTGGAATGATGGAGTTTCACAAAAATTATGTTTTGAGTGTCCTGGCGATGAGTGGGTAAGAGGTAGGGTCCAGTTTAAAAACTGTCCTAGTGGTGATGCGTAAGTCGTAAGGTTGGACTATGATACTCACATATCACACAAACTCAAATGACCGTTAATTACGAAATCAAAGGGATGCTCGCCAAACTTCTGGCGGAAGAAGACATTGTGGTGGAGCATAAAAAAGTTGATACTGCTTGTTTTAATGTCCATACTCGTGTGCTTACACTTCCTATGTGGAAAGCGAGTAATACTGTTGTTGATCTTCTTGTGGCACACGAAGTTGGGCATTCAAGAGAAACCCCTAATATTGATTGGACGAAACAATATAGTATTCCCCCACAGTTTGTGAATGTAGTTGAGGATGCTCGTATTGAGAAACTGATGAAGCGTCGTTATGCTGGTCTTGGCAAGACCTTCTTTAACGGTTATAAAGAACTTGCTGACGATGATTTCTTTCAGATTGGTGATGACAATCTGGAAACTTATAATCTTGCCGACCGTGCAAATCTTTGGTTTAAGGTTGGAAACTTTGTTGATGTGCCGATTGGGCGTGGTGAAGAGACTGATATTATCAATCTGATTGCTGATGCTGAAACTTTTTCCGATGTCTTGATTGCATCAGAGGCACTCTATAAGTATTGTAAGCAAAAACAGCAAGAAGAAGTTAAAATTAATCTTGATAATCTGGAATCGCAGGATGGTGGTGCAGATAATCAACCTTCTCCTGATATTACTGACCAGCAGCAGGGTGAAAATGACCAACCCGAATCTGGTGCTTCCGAAGGTGCTTCTTCTGATGAATCTTCAGATCAGAAACAACAACCCAATCCCAACAATCAAGGTGGTGAGAAGAATGAAGATCCTGAAGTGAAAACAATGGAGTCTCTGGAAGAGGCACTTAAAGATCTTGTCAACAATGACGGATATGAGAATGTCTATCTGGAAATTCCTCAACTTGACCTGAAAAAGATTATTGTTTCAAATGCAGAGATTCATTCTCAATGTAGTGAGTCGTGGAATGCATACTTGGAAAACAGTGACCGCACTTATGAATGTGTTTTTGGTGAGGTTGATAAGCAGTTTGTGGAATTCAAACGCTCTGCTCAAAAGGAAGTCAATTATCTTGTGAAAGAGTTTGAGTGTCATAAGGCAGCAGATTCTTATGCACGTGCCACCACTGCTCGCACTGGTGTACTTGATTGCTCCAAACTTCATACCTACAAATACAATGAGGATCTTTTCAAAAAGGTCACTACTCTTGCTACTGGTAAGAATCACGGTCTCGTATTCGTTCTTGACTGGTCTGGTTCTATGGGTGATGTAATGCTGGATACTGTCAAGCAACTCTTCAATCTTGTTTGGTTTTGTAAGAAAGTTGCAATTCCTTTTGATGTTTATGCCTTTACAACCGATTATCCTTTGGTGACTTATGATGAGAATGGTAGGGCAAATATGCGCGAACTTTCCTATCAAAAGAAAGATGGTCTGATTCAGGTTGGTGAATGGTTTTCTATGATGAATCTTCTCACCAGTAAAGTGAACAGTAAGACGCTAGAAAATCAAATGAAAAATATTTTCCGTCTTGCAGTTTCTTTTGGACGCCATTCTTATCATTCCTATCCCACTCCTTTGGGTATGAGTCTTTCGGGCACTCCTTTAAATGAATCTATGATTGCTCTTCATCAGATTCTTCCCAAATTTCAAAAAGAAAATAAACTTCAAAAAGTTCAGTGTGTGATTCTGACTGATGGTGAGGCGTGTGGTATTAAGTATCATCGTGAAGTGAAGCGTCATTGGGAAGATGGTCCTTATTTGGGCACTTCTCATATTGGCACTAATTCATTCTTGCGTGACCGCAAAACTGGCAATACTTATTCTCTGGAATGTGAATGGCATCAAATGACTGATGTTTTCCTCCGCAATTTGAGGGATAAGTTTACTGATATTAACTTTATTGGTATTCGTGTGCTTGAATCTCATGATGCAGGTGCTTTTATTCGTCGTTATTGTGGTCATTATGGTTCTGATTATGAAAAGACAATTAGTTCCTGGCGTAAGGAAAAAGCATTTTCTATTAAAAAGTCTGGATATAATACATATTTTGGACTTTCTGCAAATGCACTCTCTCAAGATTCGGAGTTTGCTGTTTCTGAAGATGCTTCTAAGGCACAGATTAAAAACGCTTTTGTTAAGAGTCTGAAGAGTAAAAAAATGAATAAGCGTATTCTTGGAGAGTTTATTGAGTTGGTTGCTTAACTAAATATTCAAAAAGTGCTTATAAAGATGAAGACTTTTCAGGAATTTATGGTAGAATGTTATTCTATCCAAGAGACTTCCCTTACTCGCGTAATGAGCAAGTCTCAAAAAGGTGGTATGGCAATTCTTTCTGGACAAAGAGGAGATAAATCAAAATCAGAAAATAAGGCAAGATCTGCGAGAACTGAAAGAAGAATTAGAGGTGCTGGACTTCCAGGACCTACTAAAGTATCTGGACGTTATACCGAAAATCCAGGAACACCAGAAGAGAAGAAAGTAGGTGAAAAATCTCACGTAGTTTCTTCTGGTAAAATGGGTAAGAAAAAGTTCAAGAAAACTATAGAGAAACTTGGAACTGAAAGAGGACTCAAGCAGAAGCGTAATGCTCCTGAAGGTTCTTCTAGAGACGACCAAGATTCTGTATTGATTCAACGCAAACCAAAAGGTTCTGCTACACTCAAAGGAACTTCAAAAACATCTTGGCCTGGTAAAGGAAAGAATGTTGGAGTTGGAAAAATGAAACCAGGTAGAACTGGTGAATTTGATACTAAAGTTAAGAACAAAACATTTACTTATGAAGAAGACTAAATTTCCACTTGAGCACGTAGTCAAATATGATACTCAAGAAGTGTGGGTGATTTGCGATAGTGCGATTACTGCGATGGGTATTCCTGCAATGGTAAAACAATTTTATCCTGGTTACACTGGAAAAATTGCCAGCAGAGAGCACTTTGAGAAACTGAAGAACCAGTTGGCAAACTGACACAAGGGGGGTTCCACGACCCCCTTTTTTCTTGTATAATAACTTCAGTTAAACAAAACGACCTAACTACATTATGCCTCGCAAGTCCTCTGTGAACGACCAAGCACTTATCGCAAGCATTCAAGAACTGTATGGTTCCGAAATCACTTCTGGAGACCTGAAAGGTTTTTGTGCCTCTCGTGGTCTTAACTATCAGACTGTTAGTCGTCGTCTTGAGAGTTATAAGACTGCTCGTGGTCGTTGGAATCTGGAAGTGACTCAAGAACGTGTTGAAGAAATTGAGCGTTCTTTTAACAATGTTTCTGTTCTTCCTGAAACTCATCAAAATTTGATTCCTGATAAAGATGATACCTTCGTCAAGTTTGGTAACTTTAACGATATTAAGAAAATTATTCAGTCCCGTCTCTTTTATCCTACGTTTATCACGGGTCTTTCGGGTAATGGTAAAACGTTCTCTGTGGAGCAAGCGTGTGCTCAACTTAAGCGTGAATTGATTCGTGTCAACATTACGATTGAGACTGATGAGGATGACCTGATTGGTGGTTTCCGTCTGGTGAATGGTGAAACTGCGTGGCACAATGGTCCTGTGATTGAGGCACTGGAGCGTGGTGCGATTCTTCTTCTGGACGAAATTGACCTTGCTTCTAACAAAATCCTCTGCCTTCAATCTGTTCTGGAAGGTAAGGGTGTTTTCCTGAAAAAGATTGGTCGCTTTGTAAAACCTGCCGCTGGTTTTAACGTTATTGCTACTGCCAACACCAAAGGTAAGGGTTCTGATGATGGTCGTTTCATTGGCACCAATGTCCTCAATGAAGCATTCCTTGAGCGTTTTCCTGTGACCTTTGAGCAAGCATATCCTGCGCCTGCTACCGAACAGAAGATCCTTGAGGGTATCGCTCTGGATCTTGGTGTGGAAGACCGCGACTTCTGTAAGCGTCTGGTTGACTGGGCAGACATCATCCGCAAGACCTTCTATGATGGTGGTATTGAGGAAATCATCAGCACCCGCCGCCTGGTTCACATTGTTCGTGCCTACAGTATCTTCAATGATAAGGCGAAAGCGATTCAAGTTTGTGTGAATCGCTTTGACGATGAGACCAAGCAGTCCTTCCTGGAACTCTATGATAAAGTTGATGCTGACTTCCAAATGCCTTCTACTGGTCCTGAACTGACTGTAGAATACGTTGACCAACCCGCTCCTTTCTGATATAATTGGGGGAGGTAAAACTATGACCTCCCCCCTTTATTATGGACGAGCATCCTTATCCAATGAATGAATTCACTATGTATTTGAATAGTGACGGTAAAATTTCAATTGACAAAGAATCTATTATGAACGACAACTCAAATCATTTTTGGAAATATAACGAAGACAAAATTCTCAAGCAACTTGAAGAATATATTTCTGGAACTTATAGTCAGCATTATGTTGATAGGACTGGTGGTGGAACTGAACAAACTCTTGATAAGATTAAACACAATCGTCGTGAGGGATTTTGTGCAGGTAATGTGACCAAGTATATTGATCGTTATGACACAAAAGGAACTCCTCGTGCTGACTTGTTTAAAGTATTGCACTATACTATTCTTTTGATTAATCATCTCAATCTAGTTGAAAACAAGTGAAACTCAAACCCCAAACTATGAAACTTTCTGACAACACTCTTGCCCTTCTCAAAAACTTTGCTGGCATTAACAACTCCATCCTTGTAAAGCAGGGTAATCGTCTTCGCACGATTTCCGTTGCAAAGAATATTCTTGCTGAAGCGGATATTACTGAAGAGTTTCCCCGTGACTTTGCAATTTATGACCTCAACCAGTTTCTGAATGGTTTGAGTCTTCATCAGGACCCAGACCTTGATTTTGCCGAAGATTCGCACATTACTATTCGTGAAGGTAAGCGTCGTGTGAAGTATTTCTTTGCCGACCCGAATGTTATCATTTCTCCTCCAGAAAAAGAAATTCAACTTCCTTCCAAAGATGTTTGTTTCCAACTTGAGAGTGTAACCCTGGAAAAACTTCTGAAGGCAGCAGCAGTTTATCAACTTCCTGACCTATCGGCAGTTGGTGATGCAGGTGTAATTCGTCTGGTGGTTCGTGATAAGAAGAATGATACTTCTAACGAATATTCTATTGTAGTTGGTGAGACTGATAAGGAATTTACTTTCAACTTCAAGGTTGAAAACATTAAGATTATTCCTGGTGCCTATGACGTAGTTGTATCACAAAAACTTCTGTCACAGTTCACGAATCCCAAATACAATCTCTGCTATTATATTGCTCTGGAACCTGATTCAACTTTTGCATAATGGAATTTCTACTTTATTTGACGCCCATCGGTCAAGAACTGGTGAGTAAAATTATGATGAAAAATTACAGAGTTGTAGAAAACTCTGCATATTGTAGGAACAGGGAAATTTTTGGAGGAATAGATGGTTCTCGATTTGTAATTTGTACGAATAACATCAAGAATACTATCAGTCCTGTAAATCACTATGTAAACGAAACTGTTTATCACGAAGCAGTTCATGTTGCTCAAGCGTGTAAGAAAGGATCTCTTAAAATTGCTGACGCAACATTAGATAAGTATAAACTTAATGATGTCGTTCGCTCTGTTAAGGTAAGTAAAAATTCTTATCCAGTTTATGAAACTGAAGCATACTATCTGGAAGATAAACCAGAGAGAGTGCTATACTACGTAAACAAGTATTGCTTCTGATGAATATCTTCGTCACTAATCAATTTCCTGCCGAGTCGGCAATTTGTCTTCCTGACAAACATATAACCAAAATGCCTCTTGAATGTTGTCAAATGTTATCAATTGTAGCATCAAAGTGGTATCATAATTACGGACCAATTCATAAGAAAGACGGCAATGCTTATGCCACAGAAAAGGGTGCATTTAGGAATCATCCTTGCACTCAATGGGCAGCAAAAACAGTTGATAATGCTTATTGGTTGATTAAGTGGGGACTAAATCTTTGTGATGAATACACGTTGAGATATAATAAAATTCATTCGTGCCAGAATACTTTAATTGAAGCATACTATTTGTTTCCTAAAGGTAAACTCAATAAAGTAACACCATTTGCAAGGGCAATGCCAGATGAGTATAAACTTGACACAAGCATTGATACTTTTACTGCTTACAAGATGTATATCGCATCCAAACCTTGGGTTGCATCTAATTATCTTCGTATGCCAGAACGTAAACCTGAATGGATATAAAATACAAAAAAGGTGATTTTTTTCTTGACAAAGATACATACACAGTGTATATTTTTGATGGGAATGAATGGTGGGAAGTTGTCCCAGATTGTTGTTTGAAAAAACTGATTGGACTTAATTATGAACAGTGATTTTATTTGGGTTGAGAAATATCGCCCTAAAACTATTGGAGAGTGTATTCTTCCAGAGTCTACCAAAAGTATGTTTCAGGAGTTTCTAAATAAGGGTGAAATTCCAAATATGCTTCTTGCAGGTCCTCCTGGTATTGGTAAGACCACAGTGGCAAAAGCACTATGCAATGAGTTGGGGGTAGATTTTTATGTCATCAATGGATCCGACGAGGGTAGATTCCTTGATACTGTCCGAAACAATGCGAAGAACTTCGCTTCGACCGTATCGCTTTCGTCAACTGCTAAACACAAAGTCGTCATTATTGATGAAGCAGATAACACAGGAAACGACGTACAACTCCTCCTACGGGCGTTTATTGAGGAGTTTGCTGGCAATTGCCGATTCGTATTCACCTGCAACTACAAAAACAAAATCCTTGAACCTCTCCACTCTCGATGTGCTGTCATCGACTTTGGGATTAAAGGTAAAGAAAAAGCGGCACTGGCAGGATCCTTTTTCAAGCGTCTACAAAACATCTTGGATGCGGAAGGCGTCCGATATGATCAAAAAGTCCTTGCGGAACTTATCAACAAGCACTTCCCAGACTGGAGACGAGTTCTCAACGAATGTCAAAGGTATTCGGTGGGCGGACAAATTGACTCTGGAATTCTTGCATCTTTCTCGGACATCTCTGTAAATGAGTTGGTTAAATCGCTCAAAGAAAAGAATTTCACAGAAGTCCGTAAGTGGGTGGTCGCCAACTTGGACAACGATGCTTCTCACCTTCTTCGCAGGGTTTATGACGCCTGTTATGATTGCCTTTCACTCGCAACTATTCCTGCTGCCGTTCTTGTTATTGCTAAGTATCAATACCAATGTGCGTTCGTTGCTGACCAGGAGATAAATCTTCTTGCTGCTCTTACTGAACTAATGGTGGAGTGTGAGTTTAAATGAATCCATATAAAATAAGTTACAAAAATCTATACGAGTATCCAGTTAAAACAACTCCTGAAAATGTGAAAGAGGCAAATGAAGGTCTCTTTCGTGCTAAAATGACGCTTCCTGCTGCAGCAAAGCATTGTGGAATGACGCAGAAAGAAATGAAATTGACTTTTAGAGAATATTTGAAGTATCATCCTAAAGATTATGAAGTCTCTTAAGACGCCATTGCGATATCCCGGAGGTAAGTCCCGTGCTTGTGAAAAGATGGGGCCTTACTTTCCAGATCTTCGCAACTATGATGAGTTTCGTGAACCATTTCTTGGTGGTGGAAGCGTTGCGATTTACATTACTAAAAAATATCCCAACCTAGATATATGGGTCAATGATCTTTACGAACCTCTTGTAAACTTCTGGCAGCAACTCCAGATGTTTGGATATGATTTAAAAAGTGAATTGGTGGATTTAAAAACAGCATATAATACCCCAGAATTAGCAAGAGAGTTATTTACTAAGTCAAAGGAGCATATTAATGATGAGTCTGAATCGAACTTTAATCGTGCTGTCGCTTTCTATATTGTTAATAAATGTTCTTTTAGTGGTCTTACCGAAAGTTCATCTTTTTCAGAGCAAGCAAGTAACTCCAATTTCTCCCTGCGAGGAATCTATAAATTGCCCGAGTATTCCAAGTTAATTGCTCACTGGCACATAACTAATTACTCCTACGATTATCTGATGGATGGAAACAAAGGTGCTTTTATGTATCTCGATCCTCCTTATGATATTAAGGATAATCTCTATGGGAGAAAGGGATCAATGCATAAAGGATTCGATCACGATAAGTTTGTTGCTGATTGCGACACTAACAATATGGATCAGTTGATTAGTTATAATTCTGACCAACTTGTGAAAGATAGGTTTAAGAACTGGAACGCTGCAGAGTTTGATTTGACTTATACGATGCGTTCTGTTGGTGAATATATGCGTGAGCAAAAACAAAGAAAAGAACTATTGCTTTTTAATTATGGAATTGAAGGACTGGTTAAACTCGATCAATCAAACGAAGCAACACCTGATTGACGAAGACCCTTCACTTGAGAAGGAATATGCACCTTATATTATCAATCGCTGCTTTTCTGGGCACATTGACTGCATTATGTTTGCGAATGAAATGAATCGCTTTCATTTCCTCCCAAAGAAGATGCAATATGACTTTTTTATAAATAGTCTGAGGAAAAAGAAGAGATTTTCTCCCTGGCTCCGACAAGATAAAATCAAAGACCTTGAGTATGTCAAACGTTATTATGGTTATAGTAATGAAAAGGCAAAACAAGCTTTGAGGATTCTTACCAAAGAACAACTAACATTTATTAAATCGAAATTTGAAACTGGAGGAACAAAATGAGTGTCGTTCAAGAACCTGAAGTGAAGTGGACGCCCGACCAAATGGTGGAAGTGATTCTTAATGAACCCGATGATTTTCTTAAGGTTCGTGAGACTTTGACCCGTATCGGAGTTGCTTCAAGAAAAGAAAAGAAAATCTATCAGTCTTGCCATATTCTGCACAAGCAAGGTAGGTATTATCTCGTTCACTTTAAGGAATTGTTTGCTCTGGATGGCAAACACGCAAACCTGACCGTAAACGATGTTCAACGTCGCAATCGTATTGCCCAACTTCTTGCAGATTGGGGTCTAATTACTATTGTAGATGTAAGTAAGATTCAAGACATTGCTCCTTTGAATCAAATTAAAGTCCTTGCTTATAAGGATAAGGGAGACTGGATTCTGGAAACCAAATATAATATTGGTGCTAAAAAGAAAAAGGTAGAGGATGCCGAATGAAAAAGAGCGGGTTTTACACCCGCCTTTTTTGTAAGAAGTAGTATAATTATATACGGATGCCGAAAGGGTCCACAAAACACAAACTCGCTTTTTAAGGAGCTACCATAATGACTAACCTTGCAACATCACGGTTTACTGCTGCGGATCTTCCTGCCTTGATGGAAAGAATTACGCGCAATAGCATTGGGATGGATGAATATTTTGATCGTTTATTTAATCTTCACGAAACTACAACCAACTACCCTCCTTATAACCTAGTCCAAATAAATAATGTTGAATCTCATTTGGAACTCGCATTAGCAGGATTCAAGAAAGGAGAGGTCAATGTTTTCACAGAGTATGGAAAACTTTTTGTCGAAGGGCAAAAAGCAGATTCCGAATCGGATAGGACGTTTATCCACAAGGGAGTGGCTAGCAGAAGTTTTAAACGAGCGTGGACTTTATCCGACGACACAGAAGTACGAGAAGTCACATTTGAAGACGGACTTCTACGAATCGTACTTGGAAAAGTAGTGCCAGAGCATCACGCCCGTAAAGACTATATCTAAATATTAAGTATCGTCGCCGCAGGGAGGTAACTGGCACAATCCAGTTGACACCTCCCATTTTTTTGGGTATAATGAGTTGAGGGAGAAAATAAAAATGTCAATTAAATTAGCACTATTAAAATCTGGCGAAACCGTTATTTCTGATATTAAAGAAATTGTTTCTGAAGAAAAACCTTGTGGATACATTTTCAATAAACCTTATAAGGTCCTTACAGAAAGGTCTATTCTTTTAACCGAAGATGTAGATTATGATGCAAAAATTCAAGTATCTTTGTCTGCTTGGATACTTCTTACGCAGGATGATCAGATTTTAGTTCCGTTAGATTGGGTTGTGACTATTGTTGAACCGCTTAATTCAGTTAAAGAACTTTATGAGGAAAGAGTAAATGGAAAAAACAGTTAAGTGTCTTTTGTTAAAAGTTGATAATGTGATTGTTACTGAAATTATTGAGGTTGGATCTGAATTAGGAGAACCAGATTGTAAACTCATTAATCCATATCGTATTGATGTAGAAGGAAATCTTACTCCTTGGCCAGATGTAACTGACCAAAGAGAAATGATGATTCATTCTGATAGTATTCTTACTATTGTTGATCCAAAAGAAGAAATTGTTGAAAAGTATCTTGAATTAACTGCCTGATGAGATTTTATACAAACGTGCAGATGGTCGGGGATCACTTCTTGGTCCGTGGTTATGAAAATGGTAAACATTTTATGACCCGTGAGAAGTTTTACCCGACTCTTTTTGTCCCCTCAAAAAAGAAAACAAAATACCAAACTCTGAATGGGGAATATGTTGAATCAGTTCAACCTGGTTCTGTCCGTGACTGTCGTGAGTTTATTAAAAAGTATGAAGGTGTAGAAAACTTTAAGATCTATGGAAATAGTCAATACATTTATCAGTATATCTCCGAAATGTATCCGGAGGAAGAACTGAAATTTGATATTAGTAAAGTAAAAGTTACTACCTTGGACATTGAGGTTGCATCAGAGAATGGATTTCCTGATGTGGAGTCTGCTGCTGAAGAAGTTCTTTTGATTACTATTCAGGATTATTCTTCTAAACAGATTCGTACTTGGGGTATGGGTCCGTTTAAGAATCAACAAAAGAATGTGATTTATCATTCGTTTGATAATGAGCGTGATCTGCTGATGGGTTTTATTAACTGGTGGATGGTAGAAGAGAATACTCCAGAAGTTGTAACTGGTTGGAATACTGAACTGTATGATATTCCATATTTGGTTCGTCGTTTGGATCGTGTTCTTGGTGAAAAACTAATGAAGCGTATGTCACCGTGGGGACTCGTAACAGAGAGTGAAATTTATGTTGCCGGTCGTAAACACATTTCATACGATGTTGGTGGTATTAGTCAACTTGATTATTTGAATCTTTATAAAAAGTTTACTTATAAGGCACAGGAATCTTATCGTCTTGACTATATTGCAAGTGTAGAACTCGGACAGAAAAAACTGGATCACTCTGAGTTTGATACTTTCAAAGACTTCTATACTAAAGGTTGGCAAAAGTTTGTAGAGTACAACATCATTGACGTGGAACTTGTTGACCGTATGGAAGACAAGATGAAACTCATTGAACTTGCTTTGACGATGGCATATGACGCTAAAGCAAACTATTCTGATGTTTTCTCTCAAGTTCGAATGTGGGATACAATCATCTACAATTATTTGAAACAGAGAAACATTGTAATTCCCCCTAAAGAAAAATCAGATAAAGATTCTAAGTATGCTGGTGCTTATGTTAAGGAACCTATTCCTGGAAAGTATGATTGGGTAGTGAACTTTGACCTTAATAGTCTATATCCTCACCTGATTATGCAATATAACATTAGTCCTGAAACCCTTTTGGATGAGAGGCATCCTTCTGTAACTGTAGATAAAATACTTAATCAGCAAATTAATTTTGAACTGTATAAGGATTATGCAGTTTGTGCTAACGGTGCAATGTATCGCAAAGATGTGCGTGGGTTTCTTCCAGAATTGATGGAAAAGATTTATGAAGACCGCACCATCTATAAAAAGAAGATGCTTGCTGCTAAACAGGAGTATGAAAAGAAGAAGACAAAGGAACTTGAAAAAGAGATTGCAAGATGCAATAACATCCAAATGGCAAGGAAGATTCAACTTAACTCTGCTTATGGTGCTATCGGCAATCAGTATTTCCGTTATTTTAAACTAGCAAATGCTGAAGCAATTACTCTTTCTGGACAGGTTTCGATTCGTTGGATTGAAGATAAGATTAATAAGTATCTGAATAAAGTTCTAAAGACACAGGATGTTGATTATGTCATTGCTTCTGATACCGATTCCATTTATCTTAATATGGGTCCTTTGGTTGAAACTATATTCAAGGGAAGAGAGAAAACTACTGAAAGCATTGTTTCGTTCCTTGATAAGGTCGCTAAGGTGGAACTTGAAAAGTATATTGAAAGTTGCTACCAAGAACTGGCAGACTATGTGAATGCTTATGACCAGAAGATGCAGATGAAGCGGGAGAATATTGCTGACCGTGGAATCTGGACTGCGAAGAAGCGTTATATTCTCAATGTCTGGGATAGTGAAGGTGTTCGTTATGAAGAACCTAAACTAAAGATGATGGGTATTGAGGCAGTTAAATCTTCCACTCCTGCACCTTGTCGTCAGATGATTAAGGATGGTCTGAAACTGATGATGAGCGGAACTGAAGAAGAGGTAATTGAGTTTATTGATAAGTGTCGTTCAGATTTCAAGAAACTTCCACCAGAGCAGATTGCTTTTCCACGAACTGCTTCTGATGTGCGTAAGTATCATTCATCTTCAACAATCTATGCTCAAAAGACTCCCATTCATATTCGTGGAGCACTTCTTTTCAATCATTATATTAGGGAGAAAAAACTTACTAATAAGTATTCACTTATTTCTAATGGAGAAAAAGTCAAGTTTATTTTTTTGAAGAAACCAAATATTATTCAAGAAAATGTAATAGCATTTATTCAAGACTTTCCTAAAGAACTTGGACTTGACAAATACATTGACTATGACTTACAATTTGAAAAGAGTTTTATTGACCCCCTTAAATCTATTCTCGATTCAATTGGGTGGAAAGTAGAGAAAACAACAAGTCTTGATTCATTTTTTATCTAATGAATTTACCGATTACTGAACGTGAATTTAAAAAAATTTTAGAATTGCTTAAAAGAACTGATGAAAAGCAGTTGTACAATAAATTGTGGACTTTTAATTTTAACAGGAACAAATGACCATGGACTTTCTTAAAGAAATTGTAAAAGAAGTTGGAGGTGAGTATACCAAACTCGCTTCTGATATTGATGAGACTGAGACTTATGTTGACACGGGTTCGTACATCTTTAATGCACTGGTTTCAGGTAGCATATTTGGCGGTGTATCTGGGAATAAGATTACTGCTATTGCTGGAGAGTCTTCTACTGGAAAAACTTTCTTCTCTCTCGCTGTGGTTAAGAATTTTCTTGATAATAACTCCGATGGTTATTGTCTCTACTTTGATACTGAAGCTGCCATTACTAAATCTCTATTAGAATCGCGTGGAATTGATACTAATCGTCTTGTGGTTGTAAATGTTGTTACTGTAGAAGAGTTTCGTGGTAAGGCACTCAAGGCAGTTGATATATACTTAAAAAAACCTGTAGAAGACCGCAAACCTTGTATGTTTGTGTTAGACTCTTTGGGTATGCTCTCAACCGAGAAAGAGATTACTGACGCACTGAATGATAAGCAAGTTCGTGATATGACTAAATCGCAACTTGTGAAAGGTGCTTTCCGTATGCTCACTCTTAAACTGGGTCAGGCAAACATCCCAATGATTGTAACCAATCATACCTACGATGTTATTGGTTCTTATGTTCCTACTAAAGAGATGGGTGGTGGTAGTGGTCTTAAGTATGCCGCTTCTACTATCATATATCTTGGTAAAAAGAAAGAAAAGGATGGAACAGAAGTTGTTGGAAACATTATCAAAGCAAAGACTGCTAAGTCGCGTTTGAGTAAGGAGAATCAAGAAGTTGAAGTCCGTCTATTTTACGATGAGCGTGGTCTTGACCGTTATTATGGTCTTCTGGAACTCGGGGAACTCGCTGGACTCTGGAAGAATGTTGCGGGACGTTATGAGATTAATGGTAAGAAAATTTATGGGAAGGAAATCCTGAAAAACCCAGATCAATATTTTACAGAAGAAGTAATGCAGCAACTTGATGCTGCCGCGAAACAGCAATTCTCTTATGGAACGAATTGAGACCACAATTCTCAGAAACCTAATATTTAATGAAGACTACTCACGCAAAGTTATTCCTTTCATACAACCAGATTATTTTGAGAAAAAGACCGAAAAGGTCATTTTTGAAGAGATTGTCCAATTTATTGTTAAGTATGGTTCGGCAATCACCATTGAAGCACTCAGCATTGAAATAGAAAATCGCACAGATTTAACAGAGGAGCAAATAAAAGAAGTCAGAGAAATTAATAAATCTCTAAATGATGCTCTTGTAGAAAAACAATGGTTACTCGATACTACTGAAAAGTGGTGTCGTGACCGTGCAATTTATCTAGCACTTATGGAGTCAATTCATATTGCTGATGGTAATAATGAAAAAAAGAATCGGGATGCTATTCCCAGTATTCTTTCTGATGCATTAGCAGTATCTTTTGACAATAATATTGGACACGACTACTTACAAAATTATGAGGAACGATATGAGTTTTATCACCGAAAAGAAGACAAAATCGAATTTGATCTTGAATACTTTAACAAAATTACCAAAGGTGGGATCCCTAACAAAACTCTTAATATCGCTCTTGCTGGTACGGGTGTCGGGAAATCTCTATTCATGTGCCATGTGGCTAGCTCCGTCTTGCTCCAAGGACGGAACGTTTTGTACATTACGATGGAAATGGCAGAAGAACGCATTGCTGAAAGAATTGACGCAAACTTATTGAATGTGCCAATTCAGCAACTGGTAGACCTTCCTCGCCAGATGTTTGAAAATAAGGTCACAAGTCTTTCCAAGAAAACTCAAGGAACCCTTATAATTAAGGAATATCCAACTGCATCTGCACATAGTGGACATTTTAAAGCACTTCTTAACGAACTTGCACTTAAGAAGTCATTTAGACCTGATATTATTTTCATTGATTACCTTAATATATGTGCTTCCAGTAGGTATAAATCAAACCTTTCTGTCAATTCATATTCGTATATCAAAGCAATTGCTGAGGAATTGCGTGGACTCGCCGTCGAGTTTAATGTCCCAATTGTCTCCGCTACTCAGACCACTCGTTCAGGTTTTGGTTCTTCTGATGTTGAACTTACTGATACTAGTGAGTCCTTTGGTCTGCCTGCTACTGCTGATCTTATGTTTGCCCTTATTAGTACAGAAGAGCTTGAGCAGTTGGGACAGATTATGGTGAAGCAGTTGAAGAACCGATACAATGACCCTACAATTTACAAACGTTTTATTGTAGGAATTGACCGTGCTAAAATGCGTCTTTATGATTGCGAACAAACAGCACAAAAAGATATACTTGACTCTGGAAACGAAGACGAGTATAATGATTACGAAGACAAAAAACCTAAAAAATCATTTGAGGGATTTAAATTTTAATGGAAACCAAACACGTTAATTTTGACAAGTATGCTGAATTTGTGGATGTAGTCACATCTGATGCATCTAAAGATTTTCTTGCACTTTCTGACCGTCTTGTTGCTCTGGACGAAAAGGGTGCAAATATTGAGCGACTTCTAACTGGTGCTGTTGGTATCAATGCGGAAGGTGGTGAGTTTATGGAAATTGTCAAGAAGATGATCTTTCAGGGCAAACCTTATAGTGAAGACAACCGTGAGCATCTGATTATTGAACTGGGGGATATTATGTGGTATGTTGCTCAAGCGTGTATTGCACTTGATGTCACTCTTGACGAAGTTGTTGCTCGTAATGTTCAAAAACTTTTGAAGCGTTATCCTGAAGGTGCTTTTGACTCATACTTTTCAGAAAACCGTGCTGCTGACGATCGATGACTAAAGAAAAACAAGTAACACTTAAAATGGATGCCAGGTGCGCCGCTGCAATTCGTCAGGTCCTATTCGATGCTCAGAAGGGATACACTTATGATGAATTGAGTGTTCCTCCTCGTATTACTGATATTCGTGGAGTGATTAAAGATATTGACGATAACATTGGTGCTGTTCTTGGTGTCTAATAAATATTTAAAAAAATGTCTTTGATCGGCAAAAGAAAAGGAAGACCGACTACAAGAATGCAGTTTGACGCTCTTCTTAAAAGATTTTTAGTCTTTCTTAAAAGAGAACTTCATTTGACATATGACATTCCATATGTTTTAATAGATGATTCTGATTTTGCTAAAGATCATATGGCATTTGGGATGATGAAAAAAAACGTGCTTTATATTAGTATTGTCAATCGTCATCCCATTGACATTTTGAGAACGGTATCTCATGAGTTTATACACTATAAGCAAATCGTGGATGGTAAAAAAATTACATCACATCCAGGAAGTCCTGCCGAAAACGAAGCAAATGCTAAGGCAGGTGAAATTATGAGGAAGTATGGGAGACTTCATCCAGAACTATTTGATCTTATGCCCATACGTTAATCTATTTTTGCCCGTGTACTCCAATGGTAGAGAGGGTGGACTTAGAATCCATACAGTGGAAGTTCGAATCTTCTCACGGGCACTTCTAAATAAAAATAAAATAAAAAAGATCTATGACGGATTCGGAGATATTATTGGCTTTAAATTCTGTGTTGTCCGGATATGAAACTAAAGTTGTTAAAACTGGACCAAAGGTAGATAAGATTAGAATAATATCATCACAAAGAGCAGAAGATCAGGATAATATATCTAAACAATTGAAGGCAAGAAGAATTAATTTTAAAAATGAAATTGATAAAAGTGAATCATCATTTCCAGTAACTAAAATTGTTTTACCGAAATCTGCATCGATAATTAAGTTAATTTATAAAAAATCTGGAGGTGGGGGATCTGGGGCAGGTGCTGCTCTTACAAAATTATCCGAATCTGCACAAGCATTATATGCGGCAGTTGTATTTAATGTTTTGAAAAGGGAAATGAGTATTATAGATGTTACAAAAGATAATTTTGTAAAGGCATCATCTACAGCATTAATTGATTCTTCTCTCCAAAGTATAATTAATGATCTTCCTGATGATTGGATAAATTCATCTATTTTGGGTGCAAATGCTTTATACCGAACCTTTAGGGGTAAAGGAACTTTTACGTTTCACCGAGGTTCTAGTGAAGTTTCACTAATTGAGTCAGTTTTTAGTAGAATTAATAAAGATGAAAAGGCATTTGGAAATTTAAATAAATGGAGTCCAGCAGATATTTACCTGATCAGTAATAATGCTAATTTGGGGGAATTAAGTCAAGAGAGATCTTTAAGATCATTAAATGCTAAAATGTATGACTTTATCCAAAATAATAAAGTCATTGGTGTATCTCTTAAAAAAATGTATGGTAGTGGAAAAATATCAAAGAAAAATTTTCCAGCAGATACGAAAGTAAATAAGGCAAAATTTTATGGAACAACTAGTAATGTAGATTCTATGGATGGATATATCCAATGGGGATCTCTTAATAATGAAAAAATTCAATTTAGAAGTTTTGGTGGCGAAACATCTTTGACAGGTTGGCAGGGAGAAATTAAAGGTGCATCTGCTAATCAAGGAAAAATTTCTTTAGGTCCAATAAATTTTATTTTAAGAAGATATGGATTATCGGAAATTCCATCTTCTACGGAATCAGCTTCTCTTGCTACAAAAAATACAATAGAGCATTGTATGAATATATCTCAATTAATGGCACAAAATGGTATAATTAAACCACAACAAATTGAAGATATTGCAGATGCCATACAAAAAAAATCAAATAAGTATAGGTATTCGAAATATCTTGTTATGAAGTTATTTCAAATAATAAATTCAATATCTGGTGAAACCAGAGATAATGTGGTGCAAGATTTTTATCTTTATGCTAGCTCTCAAGCAACTTATTCTGCTCCATATTATAAATTAGAATGATTGATAAATACATATTATAAAGATATCTGATACATAATTCAAAGTAAATAATGAAAAGTTTTTTCCAATTTATATCAGAAGCATCTGCCTCACAACAAGCACAACGTCTTGGTCTTGTTGGAGACGGGCACGGAGGATGGTATGACCGTCAAGGTGAGTTTGTCGCAAAAACAGAGGGTGGAAAACTCAAGTTTTATAATAAGCGTCAAAGAGTTGGGGCAAAAGATCCAAAACAAACAGAAAAGGAAAAAACAATTGCTTCTCCTGGATATCAAGATCCAGCAACTGCTCAACAATCCGCTCAACAACAGGCGCCTGCAGAGCAACCACCTGCACCAGAGCAACAAGCAGCAGCACAGGAGCAACCACCGGCACGATATCTTCCAGTTCCAAAAACTAAAGGCACTTTGACAATTGCATTTGGACGTTTTAATCCTCCCACAATTGGACATCAACAATTAATGGATGTTGCAGCACAATCTGCGGCGCAGGAAGATGGTGGTGAATATTTAATTTTCCCATCAAGAAGTCAGGATAAGAAAAAGAATCCTCTTGATCCTGATACAAAGATTGCTTATATGCAAAAGTTTTATCCACAGCACGCTGGAAATATTGTAAATGATGCCAATACAAAGACAATTTTTGATGTCTTAAAAATGGCGCATAATAATGGATATGCTGGGGTAAGAATTATTGGTGGTGCTGATAGAGTTAAGGAATTTGAAAAACTTTCTAACCAGTATAATGGGCAACTTTATAACTTTGATAATATTGAAGTAGTTTCTGCTGGAGACAGAGATCCTGATGCAAAGGGTGTTGAAGGAATGTCTGCATCAAGAATGAGACTTGCTGCAGCAGAAGGAGATTTTAAAACTTTCCGTTCAGGTCTTCCCCCAGAAGTCAAACCAGCAGAAGCAAAGGAATTATTTAATATTCTTCGTGGTGCGATGAATGTGAAGGAAGGTTGGGATATTTGGGAAATTGCACCTAAACTTGATTTTCAATCTCTTCGTGAAAATTATATTACAGAATCTATTTTCAAAATTGGCGAAGTAGTTGAAAATTTGAATACTGGATTAATGGGACGTATTATTCGCAGAGGCACTAATTATTTGATTTGTGTCACCGAATCTGGTCAAATGTTCAAATCTTGGATTAAAGACTTACGTGAATATACGGAAGTTAAAATGGATAAAGAATATCGCCAACCAGGAAAACCAAATACTTTAGTTGGAACCTTGGGATATTTTAAGTATGCTGCAAAGCAAACACCAGGTGCAATTGGCACGGGAAAGGAAAATCTTCAACAAGGTGGAAGAGCATACGGTCTTAATTTCATAAATAAGTATAGAAAAAATAAGAAGTAAAGTTTCCTCATGAAAAAACATATTGCTGAAGAGCTTCCAGCAAGAAAACACTCGCCAGTTGAGGCACCTTCATCTGAAAAGGGTGGTGAAGAAGGGAAAAAAGATGGTGGAAAATCTCCAGAAAAAAGAGCAAAGCAAGCAATTTACGATATTCGTTATAGAGCTAGGAGAGAAGAACTTCCTCTTCGCCAAGCATACACTCAATATATGCAAAACAGTAGTATGAGTCAGCAAGAAAAAACGATAGTAAAGCAAAAACTTTTTGGTAAAGGTGGTATGCAAGCAGAAGATTTTAACATTGAGGATTTAGCTTCTTCTAGCGTAGCAAACGCACTCTTTAAAGTATTTGTTGAAGGGGTTCAAGAGGAGCAAGAACCAATTCGTTTAACTTATATGGAGAAGTTAGAAACTTCGGAGCATAAAAAATATAAAGTTAGAGTTACTGGAAAGGACGGTCGTTCATATGTTAGATATGCAGATCGTCAAAAGATTAGTGAACTTCGTGCAAATTCAAATATTGAATCAGTTGAAATGACTGGTTATGGCGAACCTTATGAAGGTGAAAAGAAGAAGGGTGAGCAAACTGCAAGAGCAAAAGCAGGAAAAGATTATGATGGAGATGGTAAAGTAGAAAGTGGTGCTAAAGAATATCGTGGTGCAGTTCACAACGCTATTCAGCGTAAAAAAGGTGGAACCCCAGACGGTCAAGATACTTCGAGTGTAAAGGAAGAATACATTGGCGAAGTTAATGATGAATCATCCAATCCTGATGCAAATGCAAAAAAGATTGATGTGATGAAAGGAAAAAATACAGTAAAGGTCAATCCTGAAGCGCCAGGATCAAACAGTGGAAAATCTAATTATGGTATGCAACTAGCACATTATGATATTAAAGGATCTTTTGTTGTTGAAAAAGCAGTAAGCAAAGCACAACAAAAGTTTATGGGAATGGTTTACGCTGCAAAGAAAGGTGAAATGCCAGCATCTCCAGAGGTTGCAAAGGCAGCTTCTGGAATGAGTAAAAAGGAAGCTAAAAAGTTTGCTAAAACTTCTCATAAAGGACTTCCTGAAAAGAAAACTTCTATGAAGGAAGAAACTGTTACTCAAGCAGACAATAAAGCAAAAAAGGAAATGGAAGAAAAGGATCCTAGATCCCTTCCAACCGCAGTTAATCTTGCCAAAAATTATGCAAGAGCGATGGGTGCTAAAAATCCTATTGTGATGGTTTCAACAGAAGAAACTGAAATTCTTGATGAAAGAAGACGTGAAGAAAAAGGAACTCAAAGAAAACCACGTGATCGTGCTATAGAAATGCTAAGAAAAATGCCAAGCACTCGTCAAGGTCTTATGACTAGAAGTGGAAAAACGGTTGCTCAACATGAAGGTGAAAGGGGAGTCAAAAAGACTCCTGGTGCTCCCACACCAAAAGGTCAAACTACAGCAGATAGACTTGCAAAGAAAAAAGTACAACAATCTGCTGCAGAAAGAAGGGCACAAGATATGTACAAACCAAGAGCTGGTGAATCTGACTGATTCCTAAATATATCAGGATACTCTTCACACGGAGGACATTATGACAGTCGCAGCTATCTGGGCTTGGGTTGCAGCAAATGAAGGTCTAATTGCAACTATTTTGTTTCTGATTTCAGAAGCAGTTGGTGCTAATCCAAAAGTTAAAGCAAATGGAATTCTTTCATTTATTCTTATTCAAGCACAAGAGCACCTCAAAAAGAAAGGTGCAAAAGATTTAACTCCTTGAGAGTTAACAAAATAAAAATAAAGGAGATCTTTTTATAAGGTCTCCTTTTTTTATAAATATTACTAGAAAAGAAATTTATTAGGTAAAGCATATGTCTCTTTGGGGCAATAAAGATTCTTTTAGCACGGGTCTTACAGGAACTATAACAATCAATCTTGCTACTGAAGTAGTAACTGGAAGTGGTACAACTTTCGTAACTGCTGGAATTTCAGCTGGCGATATTTTGGTTGTTGGCGCCGGAGCTACTTATGGTCAGGCAGTAATTACTGGAGTAACTTCTGCTACGCAACTTTCTATTGGTTCAACCCAGTTCTTAATTCCTCTTAATGGTTCAATTGCTGGCGTTGCTTACACAGTAAATCAAAAACCAAAGTACACTCTTGAAGATGGGCAGTACTTTGCTCCTGATGTAAAGAGTGGTAGATTCTCTGCAGTATTTGGTGTAGGTACTACTGAAGCAACAGTTGCTGCCGGAAGAACTGTCGGTGGTAAAAATGCTGCTTATGCAGTTGCTCACGCTGGATGGGTTGGTGTTACAACTTATGTTGACAATCATGGCAACTTCAGAGTTAAGAGTGAAGTATTAGTTGCTGGTAGTAGCATTACTGGTGACGCTGACGATGATTCAAGATTTCCAGATAGCTGATAATATGGTATGAGATTTGATGAATTGAATGAAGACAATTATTTGTTATTTGCTATAAAATTTTATGACAATCCTCAAGCACTTACGATGGAGGATTTTCAATCTGACTTGAAGCGAATTCGTTATGTGAAAAGGTTGTTGAAAAAATATAAAAATACAGGTGAGCTTAGAACTCACCTTATTTTGAATCACTTGACAATACTTTTCAATGTCTTTAATGATGCTGCTGTCCCATTATTGTTTTATAATTTAGATAGTGATCTTTGGCCAGCAATAAAAAGTTTTCTTTTATTTCTGAATCGGTTTCCGGAATATCCAAAAACGCAGATGCATAATATTAAAGAAGATGAAGACTGTCTAGCACATTTGCAAACAATCTAATGAATAAACTAGATAAACTAATTCAAATTATTCATACCCTTAAAGAAGAAGGTGAGATTGCAAACGTGGTTGGCGATGGTGAAAAATCTCTTGGATATAATATCAACACCGGTACTCCTCCAGTGTTCCCTTCAAAGAAAAAAAAGAGATATGCAAAAGGTGGAAGAGGATCACGTAAGTGGTGGTTGCAGTATTTGAAGGGTAAATAAATAGTATTAGATTTGTTATGAGCAAATCTTACCAGAAAGAAAAATGTTTAATCAAAACACCTCATCCGACACCAAAATTGCTGTATTAGAAGAGCGTCTTTCATCATACGAACTTTTGCTAAAAAAGATTGATGAAGCAATTCAAATTATGGGTAAAACCAGTCAAAACATCAGTAAGATGCTGGCAGTTCATGATGAAAAAATTGAGCAGTGTGGTAAAACGGATGAGATGATTTCTAAAATGATTGGTGAATTGAAGGATGAAAATAGAGATCAGCATAAGGGTGTAACAGATAGAATTAAAGCATTGGAAATGAAAGTTGAAGATATTGCAAAGTTTCGTTGGATTGTTGTTGGAATTGCTGTTGTAGTTTCTTTTGCAGTTTCACAATCCCATATGGTTGTAGATATATTGACACCAGACTCACAACCTGTTAGAATAGAGAGCACGAAATAATAACCTCTTTATAATGGATCTGATTGACTCCAAGTATATTGGACTCGTATCTTCGCGTCTTCAAAAATTTAAGAGAGTTAAGGCAGATCTCTATAACTTCCGCTGCCCTCTTTGTGGCGATTCCCAGAAAAATAAAAGTAAGACAAGGGGATATTTTTATCAAGTCAAAAATAATACAAACTTCAAGTGTCACAATTGTGGTGCAAGTTTGTCATTTAATAACTTTCTTAAAGAACTTGATTCAACTCTTCATAAGCAGTATATTATGGAGAAGTTTAAGGAGGGGCATACTGGCAAAAACTTTGTGGTTGAGGAACCAAAGTTTGATTTTGACAAACCAGTTTTTAAAAAGAAACTTGATTTACCTAAAGCATCGGAAATTCCAATTGCCAAAGAATATTTGGAAAGGCGAAAAGTAGATCCGGAAAAGTTTTATTTCGCTGACAAATTTAAGCAGTGGGTAAACACGCAAAAACAAACTTTTAACACTATCACTAGGGATGAGAGTCGCATTATTATACCAATGTATGATAAAGACTATAATTTGATAGGATTTCAGGGAAGAGCACTTGGACCCTCTCCAAATAAATACATCACCGTGATGCTTTCTGATGATGCGCCAAAAATTTACGGACTTGAAAAAGTGGATTCATCAAAATCCATTTACATCGTTGAAGGACCTTTCGACTCCACGTTTATCGAAAATGCTGTTGCTATGTGTGGGTCCGACATTGATATTAGGTCGTTTGGTTGGCGCGATTATATTTACGTCTTTGATAATGAACCACGCAATAGAGAAATCGTCAACCGAATATCAAAGACCATCGACAGAGGTGACAAAGTAGTGATTTGGTCCAGTAACCTAAAGGAAAAGGATATTAATGACCTTGTACTCGCTGGACATAACGTTATGGATATGTTAAAATCAAATACACACATTGGTTTAGAAGCAAAAATTAAATTCAACAATTGGAAAAAGGTATGAGTAACGGAACAAAAGTTGTTAAAAGAAGTGGTGATACTGAATCTCTCAATCTAAACAAACTTCATGTAATGGTTGAAGAGGCGTGTAAAGATCTTGCTGGAGTTTCTGCTTCACAAGTTGAAATGCAGTCTGGAATTCAATTTTATAATGGAATTACTACTGGAGAGATTCAAGAGATTCTGATTCGATCTGCTTCTGATTTGATTGATCTTGAGCATCCCAATTATCAGTTTGTTGCTGCTCGTCTTCTTTTGTTTGCGATTCGCAAGCAAATTTTTGGAAGAATGTATGACAACTCAACTGTATTGGAGCATACGAAGAGGTGTGTTGAGAAGGGAGTCTATGATGCTGAAATTCTAGATCTTTATTCTGAAGAAGAATTTGAAAAACTTGAGAGTTTTATAGATCATGGACGTGATTATCTGTTTACTTATGCCGGTCTTCGTCAAGTTGTAGACAAGTATCTTGTACAAGATAGAAGCACTGGCAATCTTTATGAAACGCCACAATTCATGTATCTTTTGATTGCGGCGACTATCTTTTCAAAGTATCCTAAAGAAACCCGTCTAGATTACGTTAAGAAGTATTATGACGCAATCTCAAAGCACAAAATCAACATTCCTACGCCAATCATGGCAGGTGTTAGAACCCCACTTCGTCAATATGCAAGTTGCGTTCTTGTTGATGTTGATGACACCCTTGATAGCATCTTCAGCTCTGATATGGCAATTGGTCGCTATGTTGCTCAAAGAGCAGGAATTGGCATCAACGCAGGTCGCATCCGGGGTATCAACGCTAAAATCAGAGGCGGAGAAGTTCAGCATACTGGTGTTGTCCCATTCCTCAAAAAGTTTGAGGCAACTGTCAGATGTTGTACACAAAACGGGATTCGTGGTGGAAGTGCTACTGTCCACTTTCCAATCTGGCACCAAGAAATCGAAGATATCCTAGTACTAAAAAATAACAAAGGAACTGAAGATAACCGTGTTCGTAAGTTAGACTACTCCATCCAAATCTCCAAACTGTTCTATGAACGATTCATCCGTAACGAAGAAGTCTCACTCTTCTCTCCCCACGCTGTTCCTGGTCTGTATGATGCTTTTGGCACTGATGGATTTGACGAGTTATATCTTCGTTATGAACGAGATGAGTCTATTCCAAGAAAAACTATCGGCGCTCAAGAACTCTTTCTGGACCTCCTGAAAGAACGTGCTGAAACTGGTCGTATTTACATTATGAATATTGACCATTGCAACTCCCACTCATCCTTTATGGATAAAGTTGAGATGAGCAATCTCTGTCAAGAAATTACTCTTCCCACAAAACCCATTCAGCATATTGATGATCCTGATGGTGAAATTGCTCTTTGTATTCTTTCTGCCATCAATGTTGGTAAATTAAAATCAAATGACGAATTAGAGAGTCTCTGTGACCTTACAGTTAGGAGTCTTGACGAACTTATTGATTTTCAGGGATATCCCGTCAGAGCAGCAGAAATCGCCACTAGAGCACGTCGTTCTCTTGGGGTTGGTTATATTGGTCTTGCACACTATCTCGCCAAGCACGGGGAGCATTACGACGATCCTGGCGCTTGGAAACTAGTACACGATCTTACCGAAGCATTTCAGTATTATTTGATTCAGGCAACCGTAAGACTTGCCAGAGAAAAAGGACCTTGCGAGTATTCTAATCGAACAAAATATGCTCAAGGAATTCTTCCTATAGATACTTACAAGAAAGATGTAGATGAGATTGTACCTAACGAACTTAAGTATGATTGGGAGTCATTACGGGAGCAGGTTAAGCAGTATGGAGTACGGAACTCAACACTGTCCGCACAGATGCCATCGGAGAGCAGTTCCGTTGTGTCAAACGCAACCAACGGAATCGAACCACCTAGAGGATACCTGTCCGTTAAGAAGTCCAAGAAAGGTCCCCTTAAGCAAATTGTTCCCCAGTATCAAACACTTAAGAACAATTATACACTTCTTTGGGATATGCCTAGCAATAGTGGTTACATCAATATTGTTGCTGTTATGCAAAAATTCTTCGATCAAGCGATTAGTGGAAACTGGTCCTATAACCCGCAAAATTATCCAGATAATGAAGTCCCTGTTAGCGTAATGGCAAATGACTTGTTGACTACTTATCGTTATGGTTGGAAGACTTCATACTATCAGAATACTTACGATATTAAGACCGATGAAGTAGTTGAAGATTCCAAGCAAGAATTGCAATCACTTCTTGATGACATTATGGAAAGTGGTGAAGAAGATTGCGAAAGTTGCAAAATCTGATTCAGTTAAATATTACAGTGTGAGTTAAAGTTAATCTATTGAGGGAAGTATGGTTTTTAATTTCAGAAAAAATTCAGAGGAGAAATCAATGGTCGAATCAATGACCGTTTTCAATTCTCAAGAGGTAGATACTAAAAAGCAACCAATGTTTTTTGGACAACCATTAGGTCTACAACGTTATGACCAATACAAATATCCAGTTTTTGATAAATTAACTCAACAACAATTAGGTTACTTTTGGAGACCTGAAGAAATTTCCTTACAAAAGGACAGGGGGGACTATCAAACTCTTCGTCCAGAACAAAAACATATTTTTACGAGTAACTTAAAATATCAGATTATGCTTGATTCAGTTCAAGGTCGTGGTCCTGGTATGGCATTTGCGCCATATTGTTCTCTTCCCGAATTAGAAGCGTGTATGAAGGTCTGGGAATTCATGGAAATGATTCATTCCAGATCTTATACATACATTATTAAAAATGTTTATTCGGATCCCTCTGAAGTTTTCGATACGATTCTTAAAGACGACCGCATAATGGAAAGGGCGGTAAGTGTTACTGAATCTTATAATGATTTTATCAACTGTGCCCAACAATATGGAACATCTAATGATTGGATTCATGCGTTAGAACAAGTTCCCACCGCACAAGAAACAAGATATGAACTTAAAAGAAAATTGTTCAGAGCAGTTGCAAATGTTAATATTCTTGAAGGTATTCGCTTTTATGTCAGTTTCGCTTGCAGTTTTGCATTTGGCGAGCTCAAACTTATGGAAGGAAGTGCAAAGATAATTTCTCTAATTGCAAGAGATGAAAGTCAACATTTGGTCATCACACAAAACATTCTAAACAAATGGAAAGAGGGTGATGACCCCGATATGAAGAAAATCTCACAAGAAGAGGAACAGTGGGTTTATAAGACCTTTGAGAAGGCAGTCAATCAAGAAAAACTTTGGGCAGAATATCTGTTTAAAAATGGATCAATGATTGGTTTAAATGATAAACTTCTTCAGCAATATGTTGAATGGGTTGCCAATCGCAGAATGAAAGCAATCGGACTCAAACCACTTTATGATGTTTCCGCAAAGAATAATCCACTTCCGTGGACGGACCACTGGTTAAATTCCCGAAGTCTTCAAAATGCCCCCCAAGAAGTAGAAATTGAACAATATTTGATTGGTGGCATTAAGCAAGATATGAAGAATGATACTTTTGCTGGGTTTAAACTATGAATACTGAAAGTCCCAACATAGAATGGGATATTGAAGCAATGAAAAATGCTTATAAAGAAGCAGCAGAATCCGATAAGTTTTTATTTGGAGACTTTGATTATTCCTATATTTGGAAAGAAGCAGAAGGTAATGATGTTTATTGAGGGTCGTTAAGACCCTCTTTTTTTATAAATAAATTTATAAAAGCATTACAAAGAAGAAATGTCTAGAATTACTGGCAGTGAAGCAAAGAGTTTGATGGAAGCATATGCTGCAATTTATGCGCCACAAGAAATCACTGAAGAGCAAATTTGGGAAGAAGTTGAAAACTGGGTCAACTCACTTTTAGAAGAAGGTTATGATTTGAGTGAGTATACTTGGGAAGAGATGTATGAGGCATATCTAGAAGAAATTAAATTAAATCAGCAACAATTAAAAGATCTTGGATCAGAAGCTACGAAATCTGGACTGCAAAGAACATTTGCCGCAGGCGGCGGAAGAGCGGCATTGCTCAAGCCTGGAGCAACTTTTCAATCAGTTTTTAAACAAGGAGCTCAAAATTTAAAAGCAAAACCTGCTGGCGCCCCTGCAGCACCAAGACCTGCTGGCGCCCCTGCAGCACCAAGACCTGCTGGCGCCCCTGCAGCACCAAGACCTGCAGCCGGCACTCCTGCAAGACCTGCAGCTGCCCCTGCTGCTGCTAAAGTTGCCCCTACTAGACCTGCAGCATCTGCAAAACCTGCAACCGGAATGTTGGGCAAAACTTCATTCGAAAGAAGAACACCAACTTCTGCTGAATTAAAGGCAGCACAAGCAGCAAGAGCATCTGGTGCTTCTGCAGAAAAAGCACTTCAAGCAGCAAAGTCTGCTGGCACGACCGCTAAAATTCAATCAGCGGGTCAGGAAGCAGGTGCAAAAGCATTTAAAGCACCTGAAGTTAAGCAGACCGCTGCCCTTGCTGCAACCCCCAAACCAACCCCTGTAGCGCCTAGGCAGACCGCTAGAGAGAAGATGCTAAACCAGTCCTATGAGTATGATGCTTTTGATTTAGTCCTTGAGTATCTCATCGACAACGGGCACGTAGAGACTGTAGATGAAGCACTCTATGTAATGATGGAAATGGATGCAGAAGTCATCCGTGATATTGTCGAAGAAGTTATTAATGAAGATGCAAAATACGATAGAAATCGTAAGAGAGCAGCACAAAGAGCAGCAGCAAGAAATGCTGCTAGAGATGCTGGACAAACTGGTGCGGTTCCTGGAGTTGGTTATGTAACACCAAGAAGAGAAAGTGAAACCTATAGGGATTCTGCAGGTGTTGAAAGACATAAAACTGGCGCTAAAATGCCAAAGAAGGATTGATAAATCCTAACATAATTCAAAGCACCCTCTTGACAGGGTGCTTTTTTATTGCTAGACTAGGTTTGTCTCCGTTGAAGATAAGTTATATTTAATAATACTTTGAGCTCTTAAGGACCGCACCATAAATTCTTTCAGACTCACTCATATAAAAAGTACCGCCAATATTTGTATTATAATAGTCTTCACTTAATAAAACATTTCTTTTAAACTGTTCATAGGTTTCATAATAACTCATTGACTTCTTATGAGGACAAAGATATAGGATTTCACGAAGAAAGTGTTCTTTACCCAAAGTCTTAACGTCCTCATTTAATTCATCACAAGAACCAAAGTAATTTTTCCAATCACTTTCTAAAGTTTTTCTACGTCCAGTTTTTCTATCTTTCTGCCTTGTCCAAAAATGTTTTTTACCAATGTATTTTTTATTGTTCGTAAGATTCGTAATTATGTAAACAAATCCTTCCATTCCTTTGGGAACTTCAGTAAAGACCTCACCATTATATTGCCAATTCATAAGCATACCTTATTTTCCTATTTAGACTTGCCTTTCATACCTAAAAGTGATAGACTTAAAAAAACCCATCAAACTCTAAATACTATGGTGACTTTGGAACAAACCCTCAAAACTTCTCATGATTGGGCAATTGATCGTATTCATTATTTGAGTGAAAAAGATCTAGAAGATGCACATTCAATTCAATCTGAGTTTAGTGAATGGTTGAATCCTGATATTCCAGAGCATGATATTTTTTCATTAGAATATATCGGAGAATAAAATGCAAATCGATCTTCATAACTTCTTTAGATTTTATGATGAGAAGAATCCAAAGCACGTTGCGGCAGTAGAGCAACTTGAAAAGGATCTTCTGGCAAAAGCAGAAGACTTAATGGATGATGATGCAAATTGGGTGAGAATTTTTAGATCCAAAGTAGAAGCACCAAAGACTCCTGGCGTTCTTGACGTTCCTTTTTATCCACAGACAGATAATTACAGAGATGCGAACAGAACCTGTAATTCATCTTCTTGTGCAATGGTATTAGAATACTTTAAACCAGGCACACTTTCTGGACCAAAGGGCGATGATGCATATATTCGCAAGGTTTTCGCAATTGGTGACACGACAGATCACACGGTTCAAACCAAAGTTCTTGCGTCTTATGGTATTAAGTCACAGTTTAGTTACAATCTTTCTTTTGCTAACCTTGATAGGGAGCTTGCCGCTGGTAGACCTGTATGTATCGGGATTCTTCATCGCGGTTCTCTATCTGCACCTACTGGTGGGCACATATGTGTAGTCATTGGTAAAAGAGGAGAAGATTATGTGATTAATGATCCTTATGGTTCTCTGAATGATGGATACACTGGTCCAGTCACAAATGGTAAGGGTGTCGTCTATAAGCGTTCAGATTTAGTTCGCCGCTGGTGCCCTAAAGGTAATGATGGTTGGGGGAGAATCTTTGACGCAAAAAAGCAATGAAAATTCCAGCACCCGGAATTAAATTAATTAAAGAGTTTGAGGGGTGTCATCTAAAAGCATATCCAGATCCATTAACTGGAGGACTTCCAATCACAATCGGTTGGGGAAGTACTCGGGACTTTGACTACACTCCATTCAAGAGAGATAGAGTTATTACTCAAGACTATGCTGATCGTTTATTAGAGCACGATATACTCAATCGTTTTCTTCCAAAATTAACGAAGATTCCTTATTGGAGTGAAATGAATGACAAACAAAAAGGAGCACTGCTTTCTTTCAGTTATAATCTTGGCGCTGATTTTTATGGTGCTCCTGGATTCAATACGATCTCCAGAAAGTTGAGAGAAAGAGATTGGAAAGGTATTCCTGCGACTCTAGAATTGTATCGTAATCCTGGCACAAAAGTAGAAGCAGGACTACGAAGAAGAAGAATTGCTGAAGGAAAACTTTGGATGTCTTAATCTTCCACTTTAGTTCTTAATGCAATCACAGTAGTTAATATCGTTAAAAGTGTTTCATATCCTCTTCTTTCAGATTCTTTGCAATCTAAAGGGGGAGGATTTTTCAATTCTCCTTTTACGTTTGCTCTATTGATTGTTCCTGGAATCATAAAGTTACAAGCAATAAAATTGATACTGACAAACCCAATCGCAGAAAAACAAACTATAAAAATTAGTTTGGTGAGATTGAGTTTCATTTTTCCTCTTGCTGATGAATCCAGGTTTTTAATTCACTAACATATTTTCTTAATATCTCTGCTTTTTCTAGGTGCCAAGTATTACCACTCATGAAGTATTCGTGAGTGTGATTATCAATTGCTTTTAAAATCTGATGGATGGGGGCATTCCAAGGCTCACGCTTTGGTGTATTCCACTCTCGTGGCATATGACCTCACTTTTTCTTGCCACCGTTCTTTGCTTTTTTCGCAGTCGCATTACCTTGATTCTGCTTACTGCCAGCAGATCCTTTCTTGCCTTTATTTGGTGATTTTGCCATTGGTGTAGAGGCATAACAATTTATTTATGTGCCACTTTACAAACTGTCATACTTGACAAATCCTAAATATTAACTTATTATGTAAAATCCCTGTTATGAGCAGGGTTTCTTTTTATGAGTCTTTGACCGTGACACCCAGAGCCGTGGAAGGTGCCTTTTGAGAAAAAGGTGGACCCCCCTTCTATACGGATGTAGAGTTCAATTAATTTAAATGCAAAATTTCTTTACAGTAACCCTGCCTCTTCTGGCAACGGTTACAACCACAACGGCATCACTGCCTTCAGTGTTTCCTCCTCCACCTGTGAGTGGTCCTCCAAAACCACCCTTCGCAATTGTTCAAGAGGAGCCTACATCAAAGACAGCAATCCGCGAGGTTGCTCCCGAAAAACCTAAAGAGACAAGGTTAATTTGTAAAGGGTGTAATGAACATGAGAATGCTACCCTGGCATACTTCCAGGAACGTGGTATTAAAGACAGAAACGCCCTTGCTACCATTATGGGCAATATTCGTCAGGAATCAACTTTTATTCCTAACATTTGTGAAGGTGGTAGCAGAACCAGTTGGAGTAACTGCGGTGGCGGTTACGGACTGATTCAATGGACATCTGCCAATCGTTATTATGGATTGGGTGATTTTGCAAAGAGGTTTGGTGGTTCACCATCAGCACTTCACACGCAACTTCGTTATCTTACGAATGAAGTCCAATGGAAAGAGATTGAAAGTAGGATGAAAACTCCTGGTAAGTCTATCAATCGTTATATGGACTATGCGTATAGTTGGATTGGATGGGGGCATCATGGTGCTCGTACATCTTATGCTTATGATTATGCATCCCGTCTGATCAAGGTAGAAGTTTAATATATAAGGGGAGTTTAATGCTCCCCTTTCTTATGTTTAAGTTTGGTAAAAAGAAACCAGATATAAAACAATATGCAATTATAGGAATTGTATTATCTTCTATTATTGCAGCACTCTCACAATGCACTGGAGTATCTAAAAATGGACTTTGGGACTTACTGGACGAAATTCAAAGAAAATATTTCCCACAAACTATCCTTAATGAGTTTATACTTAAAGATCCTGAAAAACTGAATCGTAGAATTGTAAGAGATGTAGACAGAGCAATTCGTGATGTAACACCAGAGTATGGTAGAATTATTAGAGAAGCGGATCAAAAGTATCGACCAAGATATTCCGAAAAACCAATTGATCCAACTCTTCAAACAGGAGAATCAAAACTTTTGGGTGGAGAAATGAGAATCTGTGCTTCTTGGGTTGAAGATTGCCCTAAAAATTAACTATATAAACATACCTTATTTTTGGAGATGATTATGTCTGTATCACAAGAACTACTGAATGCTGTTGAAGCTTGGAAAGTAGAAGATGAAAAGTTTGCTGCTGGAAACAATGCAGCAGGCACCCGTGCTCGTAAAGCACTTCAGGAAGTCGCCAAACTGGTCAAGACCCGTAGAACCGAAATCACTGAAGAAAAGAACGCCCGTAAGGAAGCAAAGGCTTGACGAGCGACTCTCAATACCTTATAATATGGGGGTTGAGAGATCAACTGCGACATTCCCCTTCAGTAGGTTCAGGAATGGCGGCGATAGGAACCTACTTTATGTCTTGGTAGCTCAGATGGATAGAGCCATTCACTTCTAATGAATTGGTCGGGGGTTCGAGTCCCTCCCAAGACGTTTAACCTTTAAAAAGTGCCATCTAAATAGAAACAAGAGGTGTGATAGGAAAATGGAATTAGTAGAACCATACTCAACTATACTGGTTCTGAATAGTTCTTACGAGCCACTACACTTCACTAATTGGAAACGTGCAATTGTTTTACTTTTTAAACAGAAAGCAAAACTTATTACAAAAAGAATTATTCGTTTGGTCAATTATGTGAGAATTCCATTTTCCTATGGAAGATCAGATTACCCAACGAGAGCACTGATATATAAACGGGATGATTATGAGTGTCAGTATTGTGGGTCTAAAAATGACCTTACAATTGACCACATAATTCCCCGCTCAAAGGGTGGTCAAGATACTTGGGATAATTTAGTTGCTTGTTGCACATCTTGTAATCTTAAAAAAGGAAATAAACTTCTTAAAGAGACTAATATGGTCTTAAAGAGTATTCCACAAGCACCAATTAGTAGAGTGATACTTGATATTCAGAAAACAAAAGTTTCTGAATGGAAGGACTATTTGTTTCAGTAGGGGGTTGACAAATTTTTGAAAATACCCTAATATATAAAAGACAGAGGTTAAGTCCCTGATATGTCCTTGAGGCATACCACACTTAACCCTTCTGGGGAATTAGCTCATTTGGTAGAGCACCGCTTTTGCACGGCGGGGGTGAGGAGTTCGAGTCTCCTATTCTCCATTCCCGAAAGGGAAAAAATAATCCCTTATAGCTCAATTGGCAGAGCGCAAAGCTGTTAACTTTGATGTTCCTCGTTCGAGTCGAGGTGGGGGAGTTGGAAGGTCTGGAAATGTCTGGGTCTTCCTTGCTAAATCCTAACTTTTATTAGGTCGGGGACTTGATCACCCCCGCTAGTTGCAGAAAGTGTCTTCTGCGGGTGTCGGGCACTCGATACCTATTTGCCCTTGTAGCTCAGTGGTAGAGCAGCGGTTTTGTAAACCGCCGGCCGTCTGTTCAAATCAGATCGGGGGCTCTTGACATAATACTCATTATGTCTTATATTATCCTTGTGTGAAGGAAGTGTGCTGGGAGAGCAATCTCCCACATCTGCGGATTTAATTCAGTGGTAGAATGGCTGCCTTCCAAGCAGTTCGTCAGGGGTTCGAATCCCCTAATCCGCTTATAAGAATCGTAAATACCGAAAGGGCTTGACTGATCCCAAAGAAAATGTTAAGATAAATACCGTGAAGTGATTGTGCCTCAACTACTTGCACAACACACAATATGTCGTTTAGTACTAAAAACAAATTTTTTATGAAACTCAATCAACTGATGCTTGCACCTGTTGCTCTGGGAATGGTTGCTCCTGTTGCTGCGAATGCCGCAGATCTGAATATGGTGGCAGTCAATCAATACTCCGAGAGTCAGGTTACAAGTGTTTCACAATTCTCTGATGTCCAACCTACTGATTGGGCATATCAGGCACTTTCTAACCTTGTAGAGCGTTATGGGTGTGTTGCTGGTTACCCTAACGGAACCTTTGTTGGTGGAAAGGCAATGACTCGTTTTGAGGCAGCAGCACTTCTGAATGCTTGCCTTGACCGTGTTTCAGAAACCACTGACGAACTGAAGCGTCTTCTGGCAGAATTCCAATCGGAACTTGCTGTCCTTCGTGGTCGTGTTGATGGTCTGGAAAAGAAAGTTGGTGTTCTGGAAGCACAGCAGTTTTCTACTACTACCAAACTCAAGGGTGAAGCAAACTTCATTCTTGGTGGTGTCAATGGTGCAAATCTTCGTAACGGAACTCAAGTTGGAAACACTGCTTTCAACTATGATCTTCGTTTGAACTTTGATACATCGTTCACTGGTAAGGATCTGCTTCGCACTCGTCTGCGTAGTGGTAACTTCAGTGCTCAACCTTTCGGTTCTTCGTCTTCACTCTTCAAACTGGACAAAGCAGAAACCACTGCTGATGGTGTAATTATTGACCGTCTGTATTACAGTTTCCCTGCACTTGCTAAAGGTGTAACTCTGACTGCTGGTGCTCTGGTTCGTAACACCGAAATGGCGTGGATTCCTACTGCTTATAAGTCGGATATTCTTGACTTCTTTGCTGTTGCTGGTGCTCCTGGTGTCTACAACAAGGCAACTGGTCAAGGTTTTGGTATTCAGTATGTTCAACCTGGTAAGAAGGGTGGAATCGTTGCGGGTATCAACTATGTTGCACAAGACGGTGATAACAGTTCAACTGGCGTATTCAACTCCACCGGTGGTCTGAATACTCTTGCTCAAGTTGGATATCGTGCTCCTAACTGGGGTGTTGCTTTCGGTTATCGTTACGGCACTCAAGGCACTCGTATTCGCACCTTTAATGGTCTGAATGGTGCTTCTGGAACTTTGGGTTCAAATCAAGGTTCTAACGGTTATGCTCTGAATGCTTACTGGCAACCTCTGCAGAGTGGTTGGGTTCCTTCTGTTTCTGCTGCTTATGGTTGGAACTATGTTGCTGGTCCTTCGACTCCTTCTAACGCAACCAACTCCCAAACTTGGATGGCAGGTCTTCAGTGGAGCGATGTCTTTGCAAAGGGTAATGCCGCTGGTGTTGCTGTGGGTCAACCTGGAAATGCTCAAGGACTCCCTGCAAACGCAACGATGTGGGAAGTGTTCTATCGTTATCGCGTAAGTGATAATATCAGTGTCACTCCTGCACTGTTCTATGTCTCCAACAACCAAGCATTCTCTGGTGCTTCCAGCAATGTTGGTGGTGTGATTCAGACGAAATTCACCTTCTGATAAACTACTCACATCTTGAGTGGAACCACCCCTTTCTGGGGTGGTTTTTTATGATTCCTTAACACTTAACTATCCTTTAACTTTCATATACTATAATTCTTTCGTAGTCTATCAATTTTTATGAAACTCGCTACTAAAATTTTTGCAGCAAGTCTTATTGCCACTCCTTTTGCTGCACTTGCTGGACCTGCTCTGAATGGTGCTGGTGCAACTTTCCCTGCACCCATCTATCAACGTTGGTTCCAAGATTATTCTCAACAAACTGGTAATCGTGTAAATTATCAGTCAGTTGGTTCTGGTGCTGGTGTCCGTCAATATATTGCAGGAACTGTTGACTTTGGTGCCTCTGATGAACCTATCAAGGCATCAGAAGCAGCAAAGGTCAAGCGCGGTGTCGTTCAGATTCCTATGGTTGGTGGCACTATTGCAGTTGCCTATAACAAACCTGGTTGTAATCTGAAACTGACTCAAAAACAAACCGTTGACATTTTCTCTGGTCGTATTAAGGACTGGAAACAAGTCGGTTGTGCTGCAGGTCCGATGAGGGTCGTATATCGTTCTGATGGGTCTGGAACTACTTTTGCATTCACTAATTCTCTGGATGCTTTTGGTGGTTGGGGTCCTGGTGTAGGTAAGGCAGTCAAGTGGACTGTTGGTGTTGGTGGAAAAGGTAACGAAGGTGTTGCTGGAAACATCCGACAAACTCCTGGTGCTATTGGTTATGTGAATACTGGATTTGTGAAGGCAAATCGTCTTCAGGCAGCAGCAATTCAGAATAAGGCAGGTAAGTTTGTTCTTCCTACCGCAAAGTCTGGTGCTGCAGCATTGAATAACATCAAACTTGATCCTGTAACTCTTGCTGGTGAAGACCCAAATCCTGCTGGTGTAAATGCTTATCCAATTTCTACTTTGACTTGGATTCTTGCTTATAAGAATGGTAATGGTGCTAAAGCAAGTGATATTCGTGCTGCCATCAATTATGCTTTGAGTGGTAAGGCACAAGGAATTGCTGATGACTTGGGTTATGTGCCTCTTTCTGGAAGCATTTTGAATCGCTCACGACTTGCTGTAAATCGTATCGGTCAGTAATATACATAGGGGGGGGGTTGACAAAGACTCCCCCCTTTAGTATAATAAGTATCGAGTCAGGAGGTTTATGTCTCTCATTTCTCAAATGGACCGTGAAATGGTCATTGAAGCACTTGAGTATTATATTCGTAAATTAGAAGAAGATAATTGCACTCAAGCATCTATTACAGCGTTTAATACTCTTCTTCGCTGGATTGAACTAGAGCACTTTAAAAATGAAAATTAATCTCTGGCACTGTAAAGATATGAATCTTTGGCGTTGGACTCTTGTTCAGGATTTTCGTCCAATCATTAAACAAGAGTCGGGTCAAAGAGAAAATCTTCGTGATGCTATGAATGATATTGCAAATACAGTAGAATATATGTTAAGTCAGTCTTGACTTTTTATGGGCGGTTGGCACAGTGGTAGCGCGTTTCGTTTACACCGAAAGGGACGGGGGTTCGAATCCCTCACCGCCCATTATAAATACCTAAAAAACTGGTATAATGGAAAAGTTATATAAATTACTTTCTGATACTCAAGCAAGTCTTTTTGTATTGTTTCAAAAGACCTGGGTTTATCACTGGAATGTGGTAGGGACAGACTTTTACCAATTCCATAAAGTTTTTGGTGAACAATATGAGGAAATGTTCGAAGAGATTGACCGTCTCACCGAGCATATGAGGTTTCTTAAAGTTAAACCAGTTAGCACTCTCACAAGAATTACTGAAGTTTCTCAAGTTGAAGAAGCAGATAGTTCTTTGAATGCAATGGGTATGGTGAATGACCTCATTAAGTGTAATCAGCAAATTGTAGATCTTTTGGGGCAGGTTGCAGAAGAAGCAGAATCGCAAAAATCAAGAGGCACTACAAATCTTGTTGATGACTTAAATGAAGCACACGGAAAGTTTATTTGGATGTTAAGATCTTTTACTGAATGAAATTAAATGGAAAACATTAAAATCAGATGCCGCTCCTGTGGTAAGGAGTTAGAAGGCGTCTCTGGAAAGTCAGTATCTTGTGGTTGTCCAAATATGGCAACGATTCGTAATGGTGTCATTACGGCACTTGATTTAGGGCAAGTGGTGATGATTAATTCTCCACAAGCAAAACAAAAAAATAATGTTTTGTCAAATGCTGATATTATGTGGCAAGAAGAAAGAAGGCAGCGTAAAGTAAGACGACTTGATTTTGAAGTCAGATAGGTTTCAATACGCAGTTTTCATCATAACGAGCGTATTGGAATCCATCTTCTTGTAATTCACCAAATCCAAATTTACGAGCAACCAAAGACCTCTGGTGCTTTCCAATTACTAATGAAGACTCTGTAAACCCTTCATTGATTTTTGGACCGTGAGGTTTTGCTGCTAAAATATCACCAGGTCTTGGGGAAAGATTTACCATACCTTCTTCAAGATTTTGATATGTGTATTTCATAAAGTGATAGAAGATTTGTTTTCTTTCTTCTAATGAAAACTCATCTGGTTGCTTTGTATACTTGACTTCCCAACCAACTTCAGCAACTCTGGTTTTTTCGTGAAAGTGAATCTTTTCTGCAAGGGATTGAATTTTTTCTTTCAGATTTGGTGAATTATAATGGTCTTTAAACTCTAAATACAAATAACTTTTTTTAGTTTGATAGAGTATGATGAATGTGTAAATTGCCATTGCTCCATCAGAGCACTTGAAATTGACTTGTTGATATCTTTTATCTTCTTTTGGATAGACTGGTAGTCGGTCCTTATATCCAAGTTCGTGCAGAAGTCTTTCAAATTCAATTCTTTTTTGTGATGGTTTGATAAACACTTGACAAAATCAAATACATATAGTATATTATAACATATGGAGAGAGTCCGGTTGGTCGAGGACACCGCCTTGAAAGCGGCTGGGTGTAAAAGCTTCGCAGGTTCGATTCCTGTTCTCTCCGCTTTATAAATACCAGAAAAGTCTTTGAGACTAATGGGTATTCAGATAAACGGAAATACTGATACTATTACAGCGATTGATGGTGCCTTGACCGTCAGTGGTGCCGAATTGTCTGCTGTAACGAACTTAAATGCAACTGGTATTGTTACTGCGAGTGGGTTTGTTGGGAATGTAACTGGTAATGTTAATGGCAACGTTAATAGTAGTGGAGTTTCTACTGTTACAACTTTAAGAGCAACAAGTATTGTAGGTGTAACAACAGCTGGTATTACTACTGCTTATATTGGTTCAGTAAATGACGGTCCTCTTTCTGGTGCAAGGAATAGAATTATTAATGGAGATTTTAGAATTGATCAAAGAAATGCTGGGGCAAGCGTTAACGTCACCACATCTTCTAATACATTTCCAGTGGATAGATTTTCTTTTGAACAATCCGTTTCATCAAATGCAGGATCAATACAAAGAGTTGCTGATGCTCCCGTAGGATTTATTAGTTCGGTAAAATATACAGCTGGGTCTACAACTTTTGGAGGCACAACTAATTGGGGGGCATTTCATCAAAGAATTGAAGGATTTAATGTTAGCGATTTAAAATGGGGAACTTCATCTGCTAGTCCTGTTACGTTATCTTTTTGGGTAAAGGCGAGTGTTGCCGGTCTTTATACAGTTAATATGACACATTATGATGGTGTTCAAGAAAGATGGAACAATGTTACATACACAGTTAACTCAACTAATACTTGGGAATATAAAACTATGACTTTTGTTGGTGATACGAGTTATGGAATTGTTGATGATAACGGAATCAATGGATGGATGAGAGTATATTGGCATTTAGGAGACGGTGGTGGAGCTTCAACCACCACTTCTTTCAATACTTGGTTTAATGGAGCTGCTGCAAATAGAGGAGCAAGTGGAACAACTAATATTATGGGAACTGCTGGTAGAACTTGGCAAATCACTGGAGTTCAACTAGAAGCAGGAACCGTTGCTACCCCGTTTGAGAGAAGAAGTTATGGACAAGAACTGGCATTGTGTCAGCGGTATTACTATCGTGTAAAACGTGATATCTCAAATTCTAGATTATCTACCTCAGGATTTGCATATGCTTCTAACGGAGCGATTGCAGTAACTCCTTTTCCAGTGGAAATGCGAACTGTTCCCACTAGTGTAGAACAAAGTGGAACTGCAAGTCATTATCAAATTTTTAACTCTGTTGGGTCGGGTATTGTTTGCACTGCCGTACCATCATATAATATAGCTGGATTATGGTACGGAGAAACAGCTTTTACTGTTTCAGGTGGATTAACTGCGGGTAATTCAACTTATGCTGTTGCAGCAAATACTGCTGCATATCTAGGATGGAGCGCAGAACTATGAATTACAAATTTTTAAATCAAGAACAAACTATCGTTGGTAAAATAGATGATGATGGACTAATTAGAATGTCTGGTGACGCTACAAGATGGGAAGAATACCTAAAATGGTTAGAAGAAGGAAACGAACCATTACCACCAGACCCAGAACCTGAACCAGAACCTCTAACACCACAACAAAAACTTGAAGCAGCAGGACTTACAGTAGAAGAACTCAAAGAACTTCTGGGACTCTGAATTTAATATTTTCTTAACCACTATCATCAAATCCTAACATAGTTGACACCGCCAAAATACTCACTAGCATAACTAGTAGTATTCAACTTAAATCCCAATGGATGACCACACTTACCAAAATTGGGTGAAGATCAAGGCAACTTTTGAATCTTCTGGTAATACTGATAATATGTTTTACCGAAGAGCGTGTGAAATAGTCAAAACTAAAAGAGATCCTCTCGCAAAGTATCTTGGAGATGAAAAGTGATGGAACCTTATGATGAATATGTGAGTCGTTCTGAAGTTCAGGAGATGATCGATGCTGCTATACGGAGACACAATCGTAATGCTTCTATCATTAGTATGTGCGTCGGTTGGGTGGTTCTTGCTTTATTTGCTGAAGGACTATTAAGGTTGATTGGAATTATTCCACCATTACTACCATTTCTTAAAATTACATTAAATTAATGGCAACAATTACAGAAGAAGATATAAAAGAACTCCAAAAAAGAGTTTTCAAACAAAAAATAGAAGAACTTTTTGAAGAACCTTCAACTTATGAGGACGAAGAAGATGACTAATACTTTAATATCAGCAGTTATACTTTTTTTGACAATCGCTTTATTCATTCAATGGGGTTTGACTCACGCATATGGATAAGCAAAGATATAGTTTTGCTATGACCTGTTTTGTAAGGTCTTATGGTAGAAGTGTATTGAATGATGAATATATCAAACAGTTTTGTAGAGAATGGTCAGATTGGGATGTAACACCACCACTGGATAATACAGTAGACCAATACTTTCATTACGAATATAAAAATTGGAGGGGGGTATGATTTTTCATATTGTAGAAACTATATTGAATAGTCCGATAGGACTCTTTATCATTGGGATGTGCTTGACAGTTCCGCCCGTTATGGGTATAATGCTTATACACCGAACTAAATAACGGTGTAACCAGGAGTAAGTCAGCGGTAGACGGCACCGTTTGGGGCGGTGAAGACGTTGGTTCGATCCCAACCTTCTGGATTGCCAGTTTCTTCACTGGCACACTTGACATAAAGTCTCAAACACCTTATAATACTAGAGCAAACAAAACAAAACAATGTCTCTGATCTCAAAATTCAAGAAAGATGTTAGCACTCTTCGTCTTGCTGCTAACGGGGAAATCTACCTTGATGTAAAGAATCCGAAACTTTATAAAAAGGTGCGCCGCTACTATGAAAATGTAGGGGTTGTATTTTCGGGTGACCCTCTGGACGACTATGAAATGCTTATGGAGTATGTCGCTCAAGATCTTGAAACTGTAGAGGTTGCTTGATGAAAGTTGTTAGGAAACCAACCGTTCTTCTTGAGCGGTTTCCATATCGCTATATTCAATGCGGCATTCTAGAAATCAATGGCAAACCTGACTATCGCATTCAGAAAGTAGACTCATATACTGGAAGATACCGAGATATGTATCTTTTGGACAATGAAATGCAACTTATGACTGCAATGGAGGATTTTTCTTATACTTGCTGGTTAGATCCTGATAGGGTTCCTGCTTATGTGAAAGGAGATGATGAAGACACGGAGAGTCTCTAAAAGTACTGGTCGGGAGCAAACCCTTATGAAAAATACTGATGTATCAAGATACATTGGAAACATTCTTCTCTTATCAGGATACTTTGTCCTTTTATGGGGAGATCCCAGAGTTGGATTACTTGTAAAATGTGTTGGAAATGCTTTTGTCATTCCATTTGCAATCAAGTATAAGTTTTGGGACATTCTCATTCTTTGTGGTTTCTATGCCGCAATTGAAGTTCCAAAACTCATTCAACTAACCTTTCCTAGTTTGTCGGTAAACTAGGTGGTGGAACCAAAAGACCCCCTCTTATGAACGTTAAAATAGTAGAAAATTTTTTCCAATATCCGGATGAAATAAGAGACATTTCTCTTAAATCTGAATATTTTGAAGATCCTTTTCTGGGATATACACATTATGTAACTGATGAAAATCTTTCAAATAAGTTTACTAATATGATTCATAATTGCGTTAGTGAATCTAAAGAAATTGAAAGGTTTTATTTTGTTTTTAGATATTCTCTAGAAAAGAATAAATGGACTTGTCCATATGATTTTCATCAATGGAAAGTACATCCTGATTTTTGCGATTATGCTGGGTTAGTGTATCTCACACCAAACCCACCTTCCAATACTGGAACATCATTTTATGATGATAACCGCAATCTACTATCATCTGTAGAAAATGTGTTCAATAGAATGATTTTCTACAATGCAAGAAATATGCATGGACCAACCGATTTATTTGGTGATAATAAAGAAAACAGTAGGATGACACTTACCTTTTTCTCAAGTATGCCACCAAAAAATTAAAATCTATGTTGTTTTTTAAAGCAGTAGGATTTAGAATAATTGCAATCTTGTTCACTTCATTATTTACTGGAATTGCAACATCAATTATTTTAAATATTGGGTTATTTCTACTTTACTATTTTTATGATATTTTGTGGTATAAGTATTTGGTTTCTTGCTTTCCCATTAAAAAGTAAGTGGTGCGGATGGGGAAACCCCGCCTGGTTTCTTGCCTCCAGTCAAAGGGCAAGTGGCGAGCAACCTGGAGAAGCGCAACTCCGTTATATACTAAAGGGAGAGTTGCATAAACTCTCCTTTTTTGCTATAATACCAGAATAATACTTTAGTGTGTATGAAGTTGCATTTAACTTACTTTGGAGATGAAAATTTCTCTATAGGTAAAAGTAGAATTAAAAAACAAGCAGAAAATTTTGAAGTATTTGATTCTATTCTGGAATTTGGAGAATCTGATTTAGAAAACAATGCATTCTGGGAAGAATACGCCAAACCAATGATGGCACCTCGTTTAGGAATGCCTGGACGATATTATGGGTATTACGCTTGTAAACCTTACTTTGTTTTAAAAGCACTTGAAAGTATTCCTGAAAATGAGGTTCTTCTTTATGTGGATTCTGGTTGTGAGTTGAATAAGAATGGATTAGAGAAACTTCAGCAATATTATCAGGAATGTGTAGAGACTGAAGGTGTATTTTTTACACTAGACCTACCAGAGATTCAATGGACGAAGATGGACACATATCGCCATATACTTGGAGATAATGATGAATATCTGATGACTCGGCAAATTATTTCTGGTATCTTCTTTCTCAAGAATACTCTTATGATGAGAGAGTTGGTTAGGAAATGGATGGATATTTGTGTTGAGGATGGTGGAAAGTATTTAGATGATAGTCGTTCAAGTCTATCTAATGATTCCATTTTTATAGAAAATAGGCACGACCAATCTATCTTGTCTTTGCTTTTGAAACAGCAGGCAGAATCTCACGACTTTACTTTTCACGAGGATGACACCTATGAAACAATTTGGAATGCTACTGGAATGACCGGTATTCCGGTTGGTCACGCACAAGCAAATGTTTGGAATACTTATGGTAAAGAGTATCCAATCTGGGCAACCAGAAATGGTCAAATAGATTTTACAAATTGTGAAGTATGAAAAAAGCATTAATTACTGGCATTACAGGACAAGATGGTTCTTATCTTGCAGAATTACTTTTAGAAAAGGGATATGAAGTTCACGGCATTATTCGTCGTGCATCTCAAATTAACACTCAAAGAATCGACCATATTTACAACAGGATTAAGTTGTATTATGGGGATCTTACTGATTCTACAAATCTGGTAAGAGTCATTCAGCAGGTTCAACCCAATGAGATTTACAATCTGGGTGCCCAAAGTCACGTGAAGGTATCCTTTGAAATGCCTGAATATACTGCTGATGTTGATGGTGTTGGCACTCTTCGTATTCTAGAAGCAGTGCGTCTTCTGGGTATGGAAGATAAAGTAAGAATCTATCAAGCATCTACAAGTGAATTGTATGGTCTTGTGCAGGAGATTCCCCAAAAAGAAACCACTCCATTCTATCCAAGATCTCCATATGGTGTAGCAAAACTCTATGCCTACTGGATTACTAAAAACTATCGTGAAGCATACGGAATGTATGCCTGCACAGGAATTCTTTTTAATCACGAATCTCCTCGCAGGGGTGAGACGTTTGTTACTAGAAAAATAACTCAAGGATTATCAAAAATTTCAGTAGGACTTCAAGATTGTTTATATCTTGGTAATCTAAATGCTAAAAGAGACTGGGGTCACGCAAAAGATTACGCTGAAGCAATGTGGTTGATGCTGCAGCAGGAAACTCCAGAAGATTATGTGATTGCTACTGGAGAACAATACTCTGTGCGTGAGTTTGTTGAAAAAGCAGCACTTTACTTTGGAATGCAAATTACCTGGAGGGGTGAGGGTTTGGATGAGATTGGATATGATGTTTTTACCGGAAAAGAGGTTATTAAGGTCAATCCTAAATATTTTCGACCCGCTGAAGTAGAAACCTTATTGGGGGATGCCACGAAGGCAAAAACACAATTAGGATGGGAACCTAAAATTACATTTGACCAATTGATTGAGGATATGTGCATTTATGGACAATAATTCTAGAGTATTAGTTGCTGGCGCCAATGGGATGGTTGGGTCAGCAATCGTTAGAAATCTTGAGAGCAAAGGTTATACAAATATCATCAAAGGCACTCGTCAAGATGTAGACTTTACAAATCAAGAAGAAGTAGAAAGATATTTTTCTTCAGAAGAACCTGAATATGTTTTTCTTGCTGCTGCCAAAGTTGGTGGCATTATGGCAAACAATAACTATAAGGCAGATTTTCTTACAGAGAATCTTCAAATTCAAACTAATATCATTCAACAGTCTTATAATTTTGGTGTGAAGAAACTTCTGTTTCTTGGTTCATCCTGCATTTATCCCAAGTTTGCAATGCAACCAATCACAGAAGACCAACTAATGACTGGTCCTCTGGAACCAACGAATGATGCATATGCGATTGCAAAGATTGCTGGAATTATGATGTGCCAGGCATATCGTCAACAGTATGGTTTCAATGCAATTTCGTTGATGCCTACAAATCTTTATGGTCCTAATGATAATTTTAATCTAGAGACATCCCACGTTTTTCCAGCACTGATTGCCAAGTTTCACGGTGCTCTTCAGCATAGTGAGCATTATGAAGTTAAATTGTGGGGAGATGGGTCGGCAATGAGGGAGTTTCTGCACGTCGATGACCTTGCAGAAGCGTGTTATGTTTGTATGCAAAAATATGAAGAAGCAGAGCACATCAATGTTGGGACTGGTGAAGATGTAACAATCAAACAACTTGCAGAAATGATTGCTGATGTTGTTGGATACGCTCGTGATATTAATTGGGATACAACTAAACCAAATGGCACTCCTCGCAAAGTTTTGAATGTAGATAAGATTAAAGCACTTGGATGGCAACCAAAGATTGGACTTCGTGAAGGTATTGAGTCAACTTATCATTGGTATAAAGAATGTCGGTAAGGGACTTTTATAAATCTCATATTGAATCAATTCAGACTTCTTATGAGCATCTTGAGGATGAAAATGTAGAGAAGATGATAGACCTTATTATGAATTGTAAGGGCAAAATACTCTTTACAGGTATTGGAAAGAACGGTCACGTTGCTGCTAAAGCAACATCTACAATATCTTCAATCGGAGTCCCTTGTTTTTTTATTGATGCTGTTGATAGTGTTCACGGTGATATGGGGGTAATTGATGAGAATGACCTTTTAATCGCAGTATCAAAAAGTGGAAACACTGATGAACTGGTTAATTTTTTACATCACGTAAGTCATAAAAACTGTAAGATTGTATCCATTCACTCTAATAATGGTAATCAATCTCAAAAATATTCATCTCTTGATATTAACTTGCACGTCGATAAAGAAGCAGACCACTTGAATATTGTGCCAACTTCTTCAATTGCGATATTTACAATTTTTCTTCAATCTGTTGCTTGTGAAATATCAAGAAGAAAAAATCTTACACTCAAACAGTTTGTGCAAAATCATCCAGGTGGTAGTATTGGAAAGACAGTTGTATGATTACTCATAAAGATATTAAGTATGTAATTGTCCAGGCGGGTGGTAAAGGCACTCGTCTGGGCAAATATACGATGAATCGCCCAAAGTGTTTGGTGCCAGTTTATGGTAAACCAATGATTGAGCAGACTTTGGAAACATACAGAGACAAAACTGTCATTATTATTGGCGATACTCACTTTAAAATGCTTTTGCATTATATTTGTGAGATTAGTAATTTTGATAATTATATTCTTATGCAGACTGAAGAAGAGGGCACTGCTGCAGGTATTCAATCAGCACTTCAAAATGTTCCTGATGGAGAACCATTTATTATCACCTGGTCTGATTTGTTCTTTGAACGGGAGCAGGAGTTTGAGTTTGACAATGAAATGCTTGTGGGACTTGCAGGCAATTTTGATTGTCGGTGGTCATTAGAGAATGGAGTCTTTAAAAACATTCCTTCTCAAGAAAAGGGAGTATCTGGATTTTTTGCTTTTAAAAATAAGCAAAGATTTGAAAATTTAAAAACTGATAAGTCATTGGTGAGAGGATTTTTATCTGATACTTATATGCCTTATGAGATATCATCCTTTACAAATCATGATTGCTTTGAGGTTGGAACTGTGGATAAGTATGAGGAATTATTGAATAAATCAGTCAATCATCGATTCTTTAATGAAGTTAAAATAGAAGATGATAAAGTCTATAAAAGATGTATTGACTCAAAGTATGATAAAGTTCATCAGGCAGAAAAAGAATGGTATGCCTATGTAAAGAATGATTTTCAAAGAATACCAAAGATTTATTCCACAGAACCTTTAATTATGTCTAAAGTGGAAGGAAAACACGCTTGGGATATAAAGCAAGGTAAGGATTGGATAATTGAAAATTATTGTAATGCACTTCAAGAATTACATTCAATTAATGAATGTGCTCCAAATAATGATTATGATTGTGCCGATACCTATATGTTTAAACCTTATCAGAGAGTGATGCAGGTTAGGCATATTATAGAAGACTTCTCTAAACCAGTAATTCAAATCAATCGTAAGTCTTGTAGGAATCCTTTTTGTGATATGAGAAGTTTTGAAGAGATTATGGAAAATAATCTTCTCAAGAATCTTCATTATACGGTTATTCACGGTGACTGCACTTTTAGTAACACTCTGGTCGATGACAAGAATCAAGTTTGGTTTATTGACCCCAGAGGAACTTTTGGGGGAAATAAAATCTACGGAGACCCCAGATATGATTGGGCAAAACTTTATTATTCTGCAGTGGGAAACTATGATAAAATTAATTCTAAAAAGTTTAGTGTAGATATGAGCAATGGTATCAAATTGGATATTGAATCCAATGGGTATGAGCAGTTTGGTGAGTATATTATTCAGAGGTCAAGAATGACCAAAGTTGAAATGATTTTACTCCACGCTGGTATTTGGTTTTCTTTATCTGGTTATGTAAAGGAAGATATTGATGCGGTTTTGTATTCATTTTATAAAGGATGTGAGTTATGGACGGAAGCAATTACTCTAATTTAAATAAAACCTGGTTGTTTGATATGGATGGGACATTAGTCAAACATAATGGTTATAAGAATGCCGGTGAAGAATTGCTTCCTGGTGTGAAGGATTTTTTCTCAAAGATTTCAAAGGATGATAAAATTGTTATTCTAACTGCAAGGTCTTTAGAGTATAAAGAAATTACTGAAAAGTTTCTTAAAGAAAATAATATTAGATTTGACCATATCATTTATGATTTGCCTATAGGTGAAAGGATATTATTCAACGATAAAAAACCAAGCGGTCTTAAAACTGCATATGCTTATAATTTAGATAGAGACACTGGACTATGAATGCCTGCATAACTCTTCAAGACCCTAGATTCAATTATTCATACAAAGGATTCTGCTCCATCGTATGTGCAATTATTGATATTGCATTGGAGCATTATTGTGTCTATGAAAACTTAAACTGCTCTGTTTTTGAATCACAAACTCTTAAACTCTTTGATAATGTCTATGAGGATGGTGATGATGAATATGATGCGGGGTCTTGGTGGTTAGATAGATTTTTTCAGAATCAATTGCATCATTCTGACTACACTGCACATACAATTGCTAATGTAGAAAATTTAAAATTGAAGAATAAAGTGTTTGATAGTATTCTTAAGATTAAAGACGATAAAAGAAAACTATTTGAAAAGAAGTTTGCCGATTTAGGAATTACTGATAAAACACTTGGGATTCAAATTAGAGGCACAGATAAGAAAAATGAGATACCTGAACCAAGTATAGATAATATTATTCAAAAAATTGACAGATACTTTGATATGGTGGACATACAAAATATCTTTTTGGCAACAGATGATATTAAGTATCTAAATCCTATCAAAGAAAGATATGGAAATGTAGTCGTATATGACGATACAATTCATATTAGTTCAGATAATGCTCCATTGCATAATTTACCCAATAGAGATATAATCAATGAAGAAGTATTATCGAGCGTTTTTATTCTTTCAAGTTGTAGTCACTTTTTGTATAGTTTTTCGAATGTCAGTCTCCTAGCATTGATTATGGGGGCAAATCATCATCAAACAATTCTTAATTTAAATTAATGAAATATATCTATCATCATTTGGGACTAGGTGACCATATCATTAATAATGGTATGGTTAGACATTTTTACAAGGAATATGGTGCAATTACACTATTTGCATACAATCATAATGTAAAAAATGTGCAGTATATGTATCGTGACCTAGAGAAGTTTCAAGTTCTTGGAGTGGAAAGCGATGCTCAAGCAGACTATTATATTTCAAATCAAAAGTTGGATTGCTTAAAGATTGGATTTGGTGATTTGTCTGGAGTAATGCCAGAATTTCCATTCGATAAGGCATTCTATAAACTTGCCGGATTAGATTTTTCAGTTAGGTTTGATGAGTTTTACTTTGAACGGGATTTGGGAAAGGAGAAAGAAGTATTGAATACTCTGAATCCAACTGGTGAGAGATATATTTTTGTACACGATGATGCCTCTCGTGGATTCTCAATCGATATGAATCGAATTGAAACTGAATACAAAGTGATTATGAATGATAAGAGATTCAATGTTTTTGATTATATTACTCTGATTGAAAATGCAGAAGAGATTCATTTTATGCAGTCTTCTTTCAAAGAGTTAATGTGCTCCTACAAGTTAGATAAACCCAAACTGTATCAGCATAACTACGTAAGGCAATATGATGAGTCAATGAACTCCTCTGGTCTTAATCCTTTTATTGAGATAAACTAATGATTAGTATTGTAACTGGAACCTTAAATCGTGTAGGTATGCTTCCTGCACTCATTGCAAATACGGTTTTATCTGATGAAAGATTAGAACTTGTGCTTGTTGATGGTGGAAGCAATGATGGCACGATTGATTATATTCAAAAACTTAATCACCCACAGATTAAACTAATTGAAGTTGGTGGTCGTAGTTCATATCCACACTTTATGAATCTGGGCATTCAAGCAGCAACATACGATGTTATTTGCCAATGGAATGATGATGTAATTTTATGTAATGAGTGGTCTGAAGTATTTCTAGAACTTCAATCAAATCACGACTTCTATCTTTTCAATTGGAAGTATGGGACTTATGAAGATACAAAAAACCCAGAATGGTTAAAGGGTAGAGACCATAGTGACGGATGGTGTCTGTGTAATATTGCAGATTCTGGTGGGGAAATTGTGATGAATTATGGATTGTATCGAAAGAAAATCTTTAAAGAGATTGGAATGTATAATCCAGAATATGAATATTACTGTGCCGATGGAGATATGTCTTATCGTGCCTACCAGTTTGGATATAAGGTTAAAGACTTAAGGCATATCAAAGTCTGCTCTCTACCTGCTAGTAAAGTTGCAACGTCTCATCCAAAAGACCACGCAATCTATCAGCACAATATGGGTTTATACCAAAGAAAAATTCTTCCAGAATGTCTTCAGTATCTTTGAATAATCATATCACGATGATTTGATAATTGATTATCATTTTCATCAAATGGTTCTCCAATAAAAGCAAAGTCATCTAATTGGCGGTTTCTTTTAATTGCAGTTCCAATACCTTCATAATTAAAGTATTCATCGTGGAGAAAAAGACTTTCACAAGCTCTTGGATAAATTATTTCTTGTAGGAATCTTTGATCTACTGCTCTGTCATTCACCCAAGAACTTGTTTGAATATATTCGTTAATTTTATCTTGAATGTTTTCCACAAAACATCCTCTTGCTCCCCACATACCAGCACTGATTTCCCAAGCGTGTCCGCCAGGATGGTCACGAATGATATGAAAACACTTGCCAGATTCTAACCATTCATTGACTGCTACAGCATCTCTTTCAAATAAACGGGAATCACAATCTCTAGAAATAAAGCATTCTACCTTTTCTGATGCTGGAGCAAATCTCCACATTGCATTACAGAAACCCTGGTCTACTCCAGTATTGATTAAAACTACATTATTTGCTTCTAATTGCTCTAATACATAGTTAGGAACAGAGTCATTATGATAGACTCTCATTTCCCAACCAGGAAAATAAGTTTCTTTTAATTCTGAATTTTTGATTGCTCCGATTGTATATTTCGGATTATCACCGTATAATGAAAAGGAAATGACTTTTTTCATACTATTATAAAATCTTTATTATATATGACTGCGAAAAAACCGTATAATTTGGTCGGCGGCGGATTCAACAATTATGATAATGGAAACAAAGCATCTTCCATTCATAAACAAGAGTCCAAGTTTATAGAGTGGGTAGATTCTGGAGCAGAGGAAACCTTCTATGTGGACCGATACATTGGATTAGCATTTGACGATGATACAAGTAAGAAAAAATACGCTTGGTTATTGGAGTCTGCAAACATCTGTCCTGATGTTTTGGAAGATGTAAAAAGAAATTATCTTCACTATGTGAGAGTTTATGATGCTATTTTTACGCATCATCAAGAATTAATTAAACTGCATCCCAAATTTAAATTTGCTCCTTTGTATGGGAGTTGGATTACTGAACCACAACTCTATGAAAAGAGTAAATTAGTTTCAATGATTTGCTCCAACAAGTTAATGTGTGAGGGGCATCAACATCGTTTGTCTTGGGCACAAAAACTTCAGGGCAAAGTTGATTTCTATGGTCGTGGTTTCAATGAGATTCAATCGAAAGAAGAAGGTCTAGCAGACTATATGTTTTCGGTTGCAATTGAGAATGCCTGTTATGAGACTTATTTCACCGAAAAGATTCAAGACTGCTTTGCCACTGGGACAATTCCAGTTTATTATGGGTCTCCAGATATTGGAAAGTTTTTTAATCCTGATGGTATTATTTTCTTAACTGATGACTTTGATGTTTCTCAATTGACTTCAGACCTTTATTATGATAAACTGGAAGCAGTCAAGGATAATCTGGAAAGAGTTAAAAATTATCCCATCAACGAAGACTACATTTACAAAACTTATCTACAAGAATTATGATTTTAAGTTTTACCAGTATGGTGAAAAAATACAATATGGATATCAAAGGTATCATCCATATTGGTGCTCATCGAGGACAAGAGATTGAAGAATATGTTGATAATGGTGTCCAAGATATTATTATGTTTGAACCTGTGAGTTTAAACTTTAATATTCTTGAGAAGCGAATGCAGGATGTAAATGCCAATATCTCTGCTTATCAGGTTGCTCTTGGCAATGAAGAAAAGAATGTCACAATGTATTTGAGTGACAATGATTTGATTAGCAGTTCTGTGTTGCGTCCCAAAGTTCATCTTCAATTGCATCCTGGTGTTGGATTTCCTGGAACAGAAGAAGTTGAAATGAAGCGTCTGGATAGTTTTGCAGATGAAACCCAAAACTTTAATTTCATCAATATGGATGTTCAAGGATATGAACTTGAAGTTTTGAAGGGTGGTGCTGAAACAATGAAGCACGTTGATTATGTTTATTGTGAAATCAATCGTGATGAACTTTATGAAGGAAATGCTTTTGTAGAAGATTTGGATGTATTTCTTGCTGACTACAGTATGGAAAGAGTTGAAACTGATTGGGCAGGAACTCTCTGGGGAGATGCTCTTTATGTGAGGAAGTGAAATGACAATCAGTTATAATCGACTAGGTTCTAATGGGCGCCTGGGCAATCAGATGTTTCAGTATGCTGCTCTTCGTGGCATTGCTGCAAATCGAGGATTTGATTGGTTGATTCCTCGTCCAGATAGTTATGGAGATTCCAACTATGGTCTCTTTGATTGTTTCAAAATGGAATCAGTCCAAGAGAGTAATTTTGGAATCTTAAATTCTCCTAGTGTCTCTACTGGAGAGTTTCATTTCATTCAAAAGTTTTTTGATGAGTGTCCTGACAATGTAAATCTTCACGATTACTTTACCTCCGAAAAATACTTTCTGAATGTAGAAGATGTTATTCGTAAAGATTACACATTCAAAGATGATATTCTAGAACCTTGTAAAGAAATCATCGACGAGATTGAGAATCCTATTTTCCTTCACGTAAGGAGGGGAGATTATCTGGTCAAACCAGAGGCACACCCTGCTTGTCCTATTGAGTATTATGAGAAGGCACTGACTCACTTTGATGAAAATTCTACAGTGCTTGTATTCTCTGATGATATTGAGTGGTGTGGAGAGCAAGAATTGTTTCAAGATGACAGGTTTATGCTTTCGGAATATACTGAAAAGTATCCACAAACTTGTGATACACTTCAAGGTCGTCAACAGGCATTGATTCCTTACTTTGATTTGTGTATGATGTCTCTGTGTAATGGTGGTGTTATTGCCAACAGCACAATGAGTTGGTGGGGTGCCTGGTTGATTGAGAATCCTACACAACCGATTGTTGCACCTAATCCTTGGTTTGGGTCGATGTATGATCATTACAATATGGAAGACCTTCTGCCAGAGAGATGGGTGGAGGTAAGTTATGAATAATCTTACATTCTTAATGCCTTGTCGAATTGAAAGTGAAGACCGACTGAAAAACATTATCACTTCAATCAGTTATATCACGCACCATTTCCCACAATCTCCTATTATTGTCAAGGAGAATGATAGGCAATCTGTTTTTCAAGATAAGGCACTTCCCGTTATTGAAAGAATTGTTGGAGATATTCCGTCAAATCTCTATCACATCTTTGAACAATCTGAAGATAAATTCTTCTACAAGACACGTATTTTGAATGACCTACTTCTTGCAGCAAAGACAGAGGTAGTTTATAATTACGATGTTGATGTTGTCTACCCAGTATCAAGTTATACCACTGCTTATAATATGATTACTCAAGGTGGATTTGATGCAGTCTATCCATATGGTTGTGGAGTTTATCAATGGGCAGTTGATTATCCCATTTCTCTTTTTGATGCTTTTATTTCATCTGAATTTAACCTATCTGTTTTGCAACCAAATTGTAAACTGCAACCTTCTGTAATGGGTTGGGGTCAAATGATTAAGCGTCAAGTTTATATTGACTCTTATATGTGGAATGAAAACTTCATCTCTTGGGGTGCTGAAGACTGTGAATATTATTATCGCCTGCAAGCACTTGGATATAATGTAGGAAGAGTAAATGATATGGTTTATCATTTTGACCACTCTCGGACTTTCAACTCACACTATCACAATCCAAAGTTTATGGACAATCATAATCTTTGGCAGGTAATCCGAACATTGGATAAAGATGCTATAATAAGATACTATGAAGACCAAAATTATGTTAAAGAAAGAAGGAGACAACTGAATGCTGGCGTTTAATCATCTTGGTAGACTGGGCAGATTAGGAAATCAAATGTTTCAGTATGCCTCTTTGAGAGGTATTGCTTCTAATAGAGGATACGATTTTTGCGTTCCAAATCATAGTCAAGTTGTTAAGGACCCTTATGGATTTGATTTGAAGATTGAAATCTTCTATCCATTTAAGATGTCGTATGTCCTTCCTCATAACATTAAACTTCTTGATAGGGGATATGCTCCAGTAGCAGAAGAAAGGCATTTTCACTTTGATGAGATTCTCTTCAATATGTGTCCAGATGAAATTACTCTTGCTGGATTTTTTCAGTCAGAAAAATATTTTGCACATATTACAGATGAGATTCGGATTGACTTTTCTTTCAAGGATGAGATTCTAGAACCTTGTAAAGAAATGATGGGGTCTGTCGGAGAAGCAATCAGTCTTCATATTCGTCGCACAGACTACCTTCAAAATCCAAATCACACTGCTCTTGACTTGGAGTATTATCAAACAGCACTTCAACAGTTTGATTCGAATCTTCCAGTCATTATCTTTTCTGATGATATTGAGTGGTGCAGGGAGCAGGAAATCTTCTCTGATGAGAGGTTTATGCTTTCTGAATCTGGAGACCAGTATGTTGACCTATGTCTAATGTCTCTCTGCAAACATCATATTATTGCTAATTCCTCATTCTCCTGGTGGGGTGCTTGGTTGTCTAATTCTAACCACGTCGTTGCACCTATAAATTGGTTTGGGGAAACCTGTAAAGATAAAAACACTAAAGATTTAATTCCAGAAAGATGGATGAGAATGTGATGGACAAAAACAAATCAGCATATAAACTTAAAAATATTGGACCAATCTATTACTTGAATTTAGATGGTCAACCAGAAAGAAAGCAATATATGGAAGACCAATTTAAGTATTGGGAGATTGAGAATTATACTCGTATCTCTGCTTATGATGGTCGTGATGATGATTTGGGAGATATCATTAAAGGTAGATATCCAGACACGATGACTTCTGGGGAGATTGGTTGCACAACTTCTCACCTAAAAGCAATTAAACATTGGTATGAAACTTCTGATTCTCCATATGCAATCATTATGGAAGATGATGTTGATATTCAACTTGCAAGATTTTGGGATTTTACTTGGGCAGATTTTGTCTCCAAGATTCCTTACGATTGGGATGTAGTGCAACTTGCAATTATCTGCACTGGAGATTTGCACGTTAAGTTGCACAAGAGATTTGTCAATGATTTCTCTACTGCCGCATATATGATTACTCGTCATCACGCAGAAAAACTTCTTAAGTTTCACGTTCGTGATGATAAGTATAAACTTGATAATGGTGTAAAACCAAGAGCAGTTGCTGATGATTTGGTTTACAACTCTGGAAATACATATTCGATTCCTATTTTTCTTTATCGAATTGAATTAGGGTCTTCAATTCATCCAGAGCACATTGATGTTTTCCACAGAGCAAGTCACGATGGACTTCTGCAATTCTGGGAGCAGCAGGGTCACGATATGAAGATTGACGATTTGATGAATTATGATCCGTTTTTGGGAAGAATTACTCACCCCTCTCAAGCGCAGACCCCTTGACAGGTCTTAAGATTTCCTATATAATTGTGTAACACTTCGTAATAAAACGAAATGACCGTAACGACTAATGACCGTGGGCAGCAAAATATGTTTGCTAAAGAACCACAAATGTATTATGAGAATTATGGGATGTATTCCCCCGCAGAAGTAAAGGAGCGCATCAATGGACGCTGGGCAATGGTCGGTATTATTGCTGGGTTTATTTCTTATGCTCTCACTGGTAAACTCTTCTTCGGAATCTTCTGATGACTGAAGTTATTTTTACTCTTACAAGTATTGCTTTCTTTGTGCTTCTGGCACATGCTATTAATCAACTTTCTGAAACATTTTAAGGAGAAAAAACAATGGACAAAATCTTTACTGAAGCAGCAGAACGTCTGAATGGAAGACTTGCAATGATTGGATTCGTTGCTGCCGTTGGTGCTTATCTGACGACCGGGCAGATTATTCCAAATGTATGGTGAAATGGAGGTTAAAATGCGTAAAGAAGGTTATCAAGTTCCACAAGTTGAATTTGTTTTCCGTGAGTCTGGTGAATTCGTAACTCGCACAACTGCAGAACTTTTTGATGGGAAGCGTGTGGTCATTTTTAGCCTGCCTGGTGCTTTCACTCCTACTTGCAGTGCCTATCAGTTGCCTGGATTCGAAGAGAAATATGACGACTTTATTGGTCTCGGCATCGACGCTATTTACTGCGTTTCTGTTAACGATGGATTTGTTATGAATGCTTGGGCACAAGATCAAAATATTGAAAAAGTAAAATTTATCCCCGATGGAAACGCTTATTTCACCCGTAGTATGGGTTACCTGGTTAACAAGTCTAATCTTGGTTTCGGTCAGCGCAGTTGGCGTTATGCTGCTGTGGTGGAGAATGGAATCATTGAAAAACTCTTCGTTGAAGAGGGTCTACGTGACAACGCAGACTCGGACCCCTATGAGGCATCAACCCCCGAAGCAGTTTTAGAATATATCAAGTCAACTGTGAGGGAAACCGCACAAGTCTGATATAATAGGTAATATTACTGAAACTCTGCCCCTAAATAAGGCAGAGTTTTTTTGTATATGCCACGCGGACAACTGACGAAGCAAGAAATAAAGAGAATATTGTTGATGTATAAGCACGAATTATATGAAGAAAATATCGGATATACTTCAGACCCAAAGGGACTTGCTCATAAGTATTTGAACAAGGTATTAGATAAGATAGAAGAATATAGGGTATAATAAATAGATAAAAACACAAAGAGTGGATGAGTATATATTCGAAAGCCTTAAGGCACGTAAATCATAAAGATTTCAAAAAAACTCATCATCGCATTCTTGATGAGCAGAAACTTTCGTCTTTTGAAAAAAAACAATTTATTAAAGAAGGGCAAAAAGAAATAAAGGAAATTAAAAAACTTTCTTCACCATTAAAATCAGACTGGAGAAGTGATTTATTTGTTGAGGAGAATCAAGAAACACAAATTATTGAAGAAGTTAAAACCAAAGTTCCCGATCGTTTGAAATCCAATTGGAGAACGGAAATGAATGAAGGTATGACATCTTCCGGAGTATTTTTTAATGATTACCAATCAACCGGGGAAGTAAATTTAGAAACTATATCTGCAGGAAATCAAGATTCTTTCACCTTTAATGGAGTTGGAACAGAAGTTGCTGATGGTGGATTCACTGATAGTAGTGGAGACTATTTGCAGTTTGATGGTGTTGCTCTGCCGATTGAAGGTGGTAATTATTCTAGAGATGCTGCATTTATTACAACAAACACCGAAACTTATACACATATAACCATAGATGCCTTTATTGGAAATGGAACAAATGGGGCAGTAATACCAAACAATGACTTATACGTCATTTGGTATTCTGATACTTCTGGAGGTTTTCTTGGATTTATTCCTAAAAATTCTTCTTCTGGTAGATTTTCTTTTGCATTGCCAGCAGAAGCAAAGGATAAAAATGTAGCATTCTATTTGCAAGAATTAAATCCGCCTCTATATTCTGAACGTCTAGAGGGGCAAGTAATAACTAATGTGCATCCGAGTGAGATGAATGAAAGTGCATCAATTATTTGTAGTCAAATTCTATTAGACTATAATCAATTTGATATTAATAATTCATCATTAACTACATTATTATTTCAATTATGGGCAACATTGCAAGATGAATATACTGGTGGTGGTTGGCCAAGTGTTCCTGGTTATCCTTCACCAGTTGAAGGACTTACTCAAGCATTTGGTGGTGATGATTATTTGGCGCTTTGGAATGCTATTCTTATTGATTTTTCGGATACTATCATTACCATAGATGGAGTTAAGTATGGAAAAAATCCTCTGACTTACGGTATTACTAATTTAAACTTTCAAAGAAGAACTCCCGTAAGTGTTCTTGTCCCATTAGATTCTCCTGAAGCAGTTTCTTTTATTCGTGTCGGAGACAATGAGAAAGGAACTCCAGGAGAACGATATAGAAAAGTAATGGAACAATTGAGAGCAAGTAAGGAGTATACAACTACAAAGTTTGGTTCTAATTTTCCAGGTTCCAATTCTTCTGGTATTCGTGATTTTCAACAATCTCCAATTGGTAAAGAAGCTTCTTATAATACTTGGAGTAAATCTGCAGAAGAAAATGCTGCAACCGCTGCATCAACATTTGATACAAGTAAAATGGAAAAGGATTATGGGCAAGTTGCTTCTGGATTAAATCCTTTGGAAATTTCAACTCTTGCTGGTATTGTTTTGAAAAGTCCGTCAGGACAAACAAGGAATAATGCATTGGATCAATTAAAGCAACACATAAAACCAGGATCAAATAATGCAAATAAACTTAAGTCTATGGGAATTAATTTAGGTATATAAAATGAAAACATTCAAACAATTTCAAAAAGCATTATATCCAGGACAACCATCCCCAAATGGATTTCCAGATCAAGAACCACCAAGACAATTGCCTAATGGATTTCATCAGGATTATGGTCAAAGAGATGGTATGTATAACACTCTAGACAAGACAAGTGCAATGTCGATGCCACCAACTGGAAACCCAGAAATTGATAAGAAAGTGGCAAAAGCAAAAAAGCAACCCAAGTAAGCACTCATACCTATTGACAGGATTTCCTGACAATGCTATGATAAATACAACAACAAGTTAAGGAATGTAACAAATCCTTAATGTTGTCCTCTTTCAACCGAGACCTATGGGGAGGTAAAACACAGTCTCTCATACCCACACTGGAGGGTAGTGTGGGGAATAATGTAACATCCAGAACCCCCTGGACTTTTACTTACCCTTTAACGAAAAATGACTGCTACTATTGCACAAAAACAATCTACTAACTCCTGGGAACAATTTTGCCAGTGGGTTACTTCAACGAACAACCGTCTTTATGTTGGTTGGTTCGGAACCCTGATGATTCCTACACTGCTTGCTGCAACTGTATGTTTCATCGTCGCCTTCATTGCCGCACCTCCGGTGGACATTGACGGTATTCGTGAACCTGTTGCTGGTTCACTTATGTACGGAAACAACATCATTTCTGGTGCTGTTGTTCCTTCAAGCAACGCCATTGGTCTTCACTTCTATCCTATTTGGGAAGCAGCAAGTCTTGATGAATGGCTCTATAACGGTGGACCTTTCCAACTGATTGTGTTCCACTTCCTCATCGGTATCTATGCTTATATGGGACGTGAATGGGAACTTTCTTACCGTCTAGGTATGCGTCCTTGGATCTGTGTTGCTTACAGTGCTCCTGTCGCTGCTGCATCTGCCGTATTCCTGGTCTATCCTTTCGGTCAAGGTTCTTTCTCTGATGCGATGCCTCTGGGTATCTCTGGAACCTTCAACTACATGCTGGTGTTCCAGGCAGAGCACAACATCCTGATGCACCCCTTCCATATGCTTGGAGTTGCTGGTGTCTTCGGTGGTTCTCTCGCATCAGCCATGCATGGTTCATTAGTAACCTCATCGTTGGTTCGTGAAACAACCGAAACTGAAAGTCAGAACTATGGTTATAAGTTCGGGCAAGAAGAAGAGACATACAACATCGTGGCTGCACATGGATACTTTGGACGACTTATCTTTCAATATGCGTCCTTTAATAACTCACGCAGTCTCCACTTTTTCCTGGCTGCTTGGCCGGTAATTGGTATTTGGTTTACTGCTCTTGGTGTTTCTACGATGGCATTTAACCTCAATCGTCGGGGTCCCGTCCTAGCAATTTGACGGTAAACTTTGGGTGAATTGCTGGAATCCCTCCTAAACGGGCAATCAGCAGCCAAGCCACAGACGCTTCTGTGGAAGGTTCAGAGACTAGGTGGTTTCTCAAGCGTGAGATGTAATACACCAATAGCGCCCAACATCCTACTGGGATGAAGATATAGTCCTCTCCTTAAAGATGGTAAATTTAAGGGAACAGAGTAACGGTTTTAATTTCAATCAGTCAATTCAAGATAGTCAAGGTCATGTAATTAATACATGGGCAGACATTCTTAATCGTGCTGGACTCGGTTTAGAGGTAATGCACGAAAGAAATGCACATAATTTTCCTTTGGACCTTGCTAGTGTAGAAGCAACTCCTGTTGCTCTTACTGCTCCAACCATCGGTTGATAAAATTGGAGACCCCTTTACGGGTCTCTTTTTTTATGTTATGATGGACTTTAAGATTTTATAAATACTTAAAAGATTAAATACCATAATGAGAACCACGAAGATTTGCAGAACTTGCACCAAAGAACTTCCTGTCTCTGATTTTAGAGAAGGTCGTAGAAGATGTTTGAGGTGTGAGGAAAAAACTTATGCCGAAAATTGGTCTAGTAAAACTCATATTATCTGTAATAAATGTAGTGTAGAAAAACCAATATCAGAATATTATAAGGGACATAAAAGGTGTAAGAGTTGTTATAGTGAAAGTTATAAACATAAGAGACCTTCTTATAGTGAGAAGAAAGACTATATGTTAAGATATACATATGGTGAAGACTTTGGATTGGAGCAATATGAAAATATCCTCCAAGAACAAAAAGAAGTGTGTGCTATTTGTTTAAATCCAAATACTAATGGTAGAAAGGATAGTAATAGTCTTTATGTAGATCACGATCATAAGACTGGAAAAGTTCGTGGATTGCTCTGTAGTAATTGTAATAGAATGTTAGGATTGGTTGGTGATAACTTAAATACATTAAGTAGTGCAGTTAAATACCTACAAAAACACCAATGACCTTCCTTCTCATCCTCCTACTCTTCCAACTCTTTGGATTCTTCCTTTTCCTGATGTCCCTTACACAAGAACTTTAATACATAAAACAGTTACTTCATAACAATGAAAACCCTCTCACTTTCAGAAGAGCAAATCAAACTTTTAGCAGATGCTGTGTGGATGAGACAAAGATGTTTTATTGCAGGAGACAGAAGATTTAAAGAATATGGAGCAATGCTAGACGAACTTCTTGAAGATATGAATTACACCCCAAAGAGGTCTTGAATATGACTTACGATACAGTTTTTATTTCTGATGTTCATCTAGGAACCCCTCGTTGTAATACTCAAAAGTTTCTGAAGTTTCTTAAAGAACTTAAGACCAAGAAATTAGTTTTAGTTGGTGATATTATTGATATTGCCTGTATGGAAAAATATAATACTCGTTGGAAGAAAGAGCACACTGAATGTGTTCATCAGATTCTTAACCTTGCAAAGAAAGGAACAGAGGTCATTTATATTCTTGGAAATCACGAGGCACAGATTCGTCGCTATTGTGATTTTGAGCATAAAAACTTTAAAATGGTAGATGAATATATTCACAAGGACTCAAACGGAAATAAGTTTCTTTGTGTTCACGGTGACAAGTATTCAGAGTATTCTTCTGGGTCTTGGAAGCAGTTGGTATTCAATAAAGGTTATGAGATTATCACTCCATTAAGTTTTTGGTTGGAACGATTTTTCCGATTCTCTTTGGTCTATGCTCTGAAGAATACGGTGCGTGGAAAAAATTATATTAATCAATATGAGACTGATATTGCTTCATATTGTGCTCAAAGAGATAAGAAGTATGATGGTGTGATTTGTGGGCATATTCATCACGGGCATATTCGCAACTTTGGTAAAATCACTTATATGTGCTGTGGAGATTGGTGTGATACTTGTTCTGCCATTGTAGAGAAAAATGGCATTTATTCACTTGAGAAATATTGATGATTAGTTCAGAAACACCATATAAACTTGCAGAGATTATTAGAGATACTTGGCCTGGTCTTTACAATCCTCCAAAAAAGTCGTATAATACTTCCACTACAGATAAGCAAAATGATACAAGCAACAGGTGATATGTTGGGACAACTGGCAATTGCTCTTGAAAAACTTGGATGGGATAAGAATGATAAATTAGAAGTTCATATTGGTGGAGTTGCTTTCAGTGGTATTGAGCAAATAGAAGGTGCCAATCCGAAGTGGTCAAAACCTTATGGAACCACAAGTTATCAGAACGATGCTTTCATTGTGATTAAAAATGTGAATCGCAATCCAGTAATTTCATCAAAGGCGCCTGGTGATGAATGAATACTGGATTGTAACTGAAACAAGAACAGGAAGAGTCATTGCTCATTGTGGTGACGTAAACGATGCAATAATGATGGTCGGATTAGATCCAAACAATCGTTCTTATAATCGTTATCGTTTTATTTTAGATCAAATTATCGATGTAACTTCTACAACTGATAAGCAACTTCCTGGACAGATTGGACTTCCTCATGGTCCAGCATTGGTTTTGGATGAAGTTATAGAAAAACTTCCAGAGGGACTAGGAAACCCAGTATTGATCTGAAGGAAAATAAATAAAAGAAAAGCAAAGGTTTTTATGGTTCCTCTCCATTCGCCTCAAGAATATTTGTTTCATTTATATGTGACAAATAGTGGGGATGCGAAACGATTATGGAGACAAAACATAAAGGACAGTTGGGAAAATAAATGTGCTTATTGTGGATCTGAAGACAATCTAACAATTGATCATATCATTCCACAATGTAAAGGGGGTGCAGATTTCACAAAGAATGTAGTGTGCTGCTGCCATTCTTGTAATCAATCGAAGGGACACGAGCACTGGAAGTTATGGTATGTCCAGCAAGATTTTTATAGTGAAGATAAATTTAATAAAATAGAAGAGTGGATGAAACCAGATCCTCCTACAAATCTATTTTCTTATCGCCCAAGACGCAATAATGCAACTTGAATAAATATATCAAAGGCAGTAAATACTGACCTTATGGTAGATACCGCATATCATAAATGGCAACTCCGATTCGAATTAAACGCTCTGCCGTGCCAGGTAAAATACCTGCACAAGGAGTGCTCCAATATGGCGAATTAGCTTACAATATTAATGATGCTGAACTCTATGCTGTCAGAAATAGAGTAGGTATTGGATCGGAAGTCGTTAGGGTGGCAGCGGGTGCTACTGTTACAAATATTCTTTATGTTACTCCTGATGGAAAAGACACAAACACAGGACTCAAACTCGGAGACGCAAAAAGAACAATCGGAGCAGCAGTCACAGCAGCAACAACGGGAACTGTTATTAAAGTTGCTGCTGGATCTTATGTAGAAAATAATCCAATTGCACTACCAAACCAAGTAAGTATTGTTGGTGATAGTTTAAGAGAAGTTTCAGTTACTCCTCAAAATCAGGGAGATCTCTTTTATGTGAGCAATGGAAATTATATTGCTGAAATGTCGTTTGTAGGACCTTCAAATACAGGTGCTATTTTTGCATTTAACCCTAGTAAACCAGTTTATAACAATCAGTCTCCTTATATTCAAAATTGCACTAACTTTATTCCAAGCAGCATTGGAATGAAAGTTGATGGGCGATATTCGATTGGACCAACTAAATCAATGGTCCTTGACTCTTATACTCAATATAATCAAGGTGGTATTGGTGTTTCAATTACAAATGAAGGATATGCACAGTTAGTTTCACTCTTTACCATCTGCCCAGACACCGCAGTATTTTGTGGAAGTGGTGGTGCTTGCGATCTTACAAATTCTAATGCATCATTTGGAAATTATGGACTAGTTTCTGATGGTGTTGGACCTAAAAAATACTCTGGAATACTTTCAACATCAAGTGATGTTAATGCAGATACATTTGCAGTAGCTTTTAATAATCCAACATTTAATGTTACAAATGCAATTTACAATAATGTAACAGGCATTGTGACGATTACAACTGATAATGAGCACGGATTTGAAGTTGGAATGGGAGTTACAATTGCAGGTCTTAATTTTTCTTGTCCTTCTGGACCTGGAATTGTAACATATCCGAGTGGAAATAATGGATATGTTTTTGATGTATTATCTACACCAACAACATATACTTTCAGTGCTAATGTTGGAACTTCTACTTTACCCCATACTTATGTTTCTGGTGGAACAGTTAAACTAAATCTAATTCGTCCATTTGATGGTCAGGTCATTTATTTTAATACTCTTTATTATACAGTATCTAAAATTCGTGTTGGATCTGCAGGAACTGGATATCTAAACGCTCCCACAGTTACAATTTCAGCACCTCCTACAGATTGGGGAGTTAGTGCTCAAGCTGCTGCTGAAATTAGAAACGGCAGTGTAGTTAATATTGAATTAATTTCAAGTGGTAGAGGATATGTGACTCCACCCACAATTACAATTTCATCTCCTGATGTTGGTATTAATACAGCAACTGCAATACTTGAAACGCTTCCAACATATTATGCAATTTTAAGCTCAACACCCATTTCTGCAGGGATAACTACTATTACAGTGAATGAAAATGTCCCATATGTAGTAAGTGCCGGATCTTCAATTCCATTTTTTAAACAGAGTCGAATTCTTGCTTCTGGACACTCTTTTGAATACATTGGTTCTGGAACTGATATCAATTCTGCTCTTCCAAATCAAGGTGGTGTTCCAATTCAAGATAATGAAGTTGATATGAGAAATGGTGGTCTTGTAGTCTATACAAGTACGGACCAAGCAGGAAACTTTAGAATTGGTGAAGGTGTTGTTGTCAATCAAACAACAGGTTCTATCTCTGGTATTTTCTATTCTAAAAGTTTGTTTTCAACACTCACACCATTCATCCTAGCATTAGGAGGAGATTAATCAATGGCATTACCATTAAATGTATTTAAAACAATTACTAAAGTAGCAACAATAAATCCGGTTGGAATTTATACTGCTCCAGTTGGATATACTGGAGTCGTTCTGCTTGCACAGTGTGCGAATATTAGTAATACAACTCATACAGTTTCATTTTCACATCAAAGAACAACTTCAGGTATTGCCGTAACAACTGAAATTTTAAAAGATTTTGCAGTTCAGGGCAATGATACTGTAAGTTTGCTTTCTGGCAAACTCACTCTTGAATCGAATGATGTGTTAGTTCTTTCTGCAAGTAACGCATCTAATATTAAATTTATTGCTAGTGTTCTAGAAACTCTTAACTAATACTCTAAATGGCAAAGTTTCTTTCCGGTAGACAATCACAATTAAATGTAGGAGTATCCTCAAGTACTGAAAGTAGGACAGTGCTTCAGGTTACTGGCAAGGTCGGAATCGGGACGACAAACGCTGGGAGTAGAAGTTTATATGTAATTGGTGATACACAAACAACAGGTGTTACTACACTTGCTTCTGCTGGAGGAATTACAACCACTGGTGGTGACTTGTATGTTGGTGGAGATCTTTATGTTGCTGACGATTTAGTTTTTGATGAGTTTATTGCTCGTAATATTAATGTTACTGGTATTGCCACAATTCGCAATGCTAATATCACTGGCATTGCAACTATTACCAATATCATTGGAACTGGAGCAACAATTGGTCGTATTGTTTCTGCCGGAACTTCATTTTCCCAGTTACAAGTTTCTGGCATCTCCACATTCAACAATGGTCCAGTATTCATTGGGTCTGGTACAACAACAGGAACAGCATCACAGCGACTTCAAGTAACTGGAGGTGCTTACGTTTCTGGTACGGTCGGTGTGGGAACCACAAACCCAAGAGAGACTCTAGATGTAATTGGTACGGTTGGTGTGCAGGCAAGTGGGTCTTCTAATCGTTTTGAAATTCAACATAATGCTGCTCTTAATTCTCTGGACTTTATCTTTATCTAATGAATACTGTAGCAAGATTAAGATCTGATGGTGTGCTTTTTGCAAATCTATTTGATGAGTTTTCTTCACCAAGTAGAAATGTAAGTGTAGACCAGTATGGAGTTTTTTACTCCAACACAATGAAAGAAGGAACATTTTCAGAATTATCAGGCACTGTTCCTATGAGAATTGTGAATAATAAAGACTTGAGAGTTTATGATTATTTTGATGAACTGACTGGTGTAAGTGATGTAACTCCTCCTGCTCCTGCTGCTACCTATAGTATTGTTGCTGGTAATAAATTACCAGTTTATGGGACAGGTGGTGGAACTTATCCTCCTACCGGAAGTTGGACTGGAATACAAAATGCCTCTGTAGATGATAACTTTTTAACTATTAGCCTTCCATTTACATTTTATATTGCCGGATCTGGATATACTACAACTTATATGGGTTCGAATACCTATTTGACATTCAGTGCTGGCGCAAGCGAATATGGAAATCTTGGTGCATTAGGTGCAACTCGCCCACCAGTTCCAAAGTTTCATTTTGGCTCTGCCGATAACTCTTATCAAAGAGTTTCTAGATTTGCCTTTGGAACTGATTATCAAAGAATTCGTTATGAAGGAACTGCAGCAACTTCTGGTATTGTGGGTTCTCCAAACATCGTTCTTGAAATTACATTATTTAATCCAAGTGTAACTGGTGGCAATAATGTTCTTGAATTATTAGTCGGTAATCATAGTCGATTAACTGGTGCAAGAATGGTTGCGAGTGCAACTACGCAATATGCGACTTATACATTATCGCAAAATCAAAGTTATGTTTTTGAAGGTAACAGTAATGGTACAAGTTGGACCATATATACTGGTTACAACGTAAATTATTAGTCGTAATGTGGCAAATAAATAACCTTATATAAAGAAATAAGATGGCACTACTTAAGACTAATACAGGTATAGGTACAACCAATCCAACATCTGCTCTACACGTTATTGGAGATGTATTAGTTACTGGTGTAGTCACATCTACGACATTTAACGGAAATATTAACTCTGGGATTGGCACTATTGTCAATCTAACCAATACTAGATTGACAAGCGGTGTTGGTACTATTACAACTCTTAATAGTAATACTGCAACAATTCTTGATCTTGATAATTTAAGAATGTTGAGCGGCATTGCCACTATTACTCAAATCAACGCCACAACGATTGTTTCTACTAATAATGATCTTGATCATTTAAATGCTAATTTTGGAAATATTGATGTAGGCATCGTAACCGATATTTCAGGAACAAGACTGAATTATACTGGTGTCGGTACTATTACGACTCTTAACACCAATACTGCAACAATTCTTGATATTAATAATTTAAGAATGGTGAGTGGTATTGCCACAATCACTACTCTGAATAGCACTAATATTACTTCAACTAATTCCGATTTTACTAATCTAAATGCTAATAATGCTTATATTGATGTAGGTATCGTAACCGATATTTCTGGTACAAGACTTAACTATACTGGTATCGGTACAATTACAAATCTAGATGTTACTAGAGAAGTTGTTGGTACTAGCACGATTACCAATCTTTATGCATCGAATGGTTATATTAATGTTGGTGTCGTAACAGACCTCACAAACACAAGACTTTCAAGTGGTATCGCTACAATTACTACTTTAGATAGTTCAACTGGTACAATTAATAATCTAACCAATAATCTTCTGAACAGTGGTATTGGTAGTATCGCTACATTATATTCTACCAATGCTTATATTAATAGTGGAATTATAACTAATATCAGTGGCACAAATCTGAATTATACTGGTGTTGGCACGATTACCACACTGAATAGCACTCAGACTAATCTAACCAATCTAAATGTTTCTGGTATTTCTACATTTGATGGTGCGATTGATGCGAACGGCGGAGCTACGATTGATAATATTCAAATTGGAATTACTGATGATAATACAATTGATACCGTCACTGGTAATTTAACACTTGATTCTAATGGTGGAACGGTCAACGTTAATGATAATCTTACGATTACTAACGTTACAACTTCTACTGGTGGATTTGTAATTAATGCTTTTGGTCCGACTACACTATACAGAGTCGTTGATGGTGCATTTACTGCTGGAGTTGGATATACAAATAATCAGGGACTATTAAGTATATCAAACTGGGATGATGTTGCTATAAGAGTTAATGATACAGAAACTGCTGCTTACTTTAACAGAAATGGTTCAGCAGAACTTTATTACGACAACCTCAAAAAATTTGAGACCACTGGATATGGCGTTACTGTTTACGATACACTACAAACACCACAACTGAATGTTTCTGGTGTCGGTACAATCACCACAATTAACAGTACCAATATTGTATCAACCAATTCTGACTTCACTAATCTGAACGCAGATAATGGATACATTGTAACTGGCATCATCACTGATATTTCTAACGCCAGATTGACTAGTGGTATTGCTACGATTACTACTTTAGATGCAACTACTGGAAGTATTACAACCTTAAGTGGCACAAATGTAACTTATACAAATTCTGATTTTACTAATCTGAATGCTAATAATGCCAATATTGATGTCGGTATTGTAACTGATATTTCTGGCACCAGACTTACTTACACTGGTGTCGGCACAATTACAA